CCAGCACTAGCACCACCGCCACCGCCACCGCCACCGCCACCGCCACCGCCACCGCCACCGCCACCGCCACCGCCATCAGCATCGGCATCGGCAGCACCCATAGCATCGGCAGCAGCGGCAGCAGAAGCAGCATCGGCAGCAGCGGCATCGGCAGCAGCAGCATCAGCGGCAGCACCCATAGCATCGGCAGCAGCGGCAGCAGAAGCAGCATCGGCAGCGGAGGGACCACCGGGAGCATCGGCAGCACCCATAGCATCGGCAGCAGCGGCAGCAGAAGCAGCATCGGCAGCGGAGGGACCACCGGGAGCATCGCCACCACCCCCACCCGGATCAGCGGGCAAGATAGCTACTGGTTGTTCCACCGGGGGCGCTTTAACAGTGCGCGAGTACCGCCCAGTGACCGGGTCAAACGTGTAGTCGTACTCTGTCGTATCCCCCGCAGGAGGCAACCCGCCATCAACTCCCCCCGAAACAGGCAAGCCCACAATGCCTCTTGGCGTAGGTGCTTGCCCCATCAAGTATCTAAACGCGTCCCCGGACTGCCCGGACATGGTGTAGTACGGGTCTTGCTCAACAGGCACCCCGCCTAAAGCAAAACGCTGCCCGCCATTAGCCGCCATGGTTTCAGCCATGTTTCTGTCGGACATTGCCTGAACAGTGCCCAATCCCATCAACCCGCCGTCGGCAGCTCTACGTGTAAAGCGGTGATCAAAATACGTGCGCTCGCCCGTTGGTGCGCCCGTATAAATTGCTCCGGGGTCCGAAACGCGGCCGGAATCGTACGCGTAATTGTACGGTTTTTCCTCTTCTCTTTGGCCTTGCTTTGCAGGCTCTTGCATCATCAACGGAATAGCCGCGGCGTAGCCCGACTTAAGCAAGCCCATGCCGCCACCAACACCGCTGGCCTCTACGCCCTTGGACGCCGCGTTCCCCATGAACGCATCCCTCCCGGCTTCGGTCCCCAGTGCGCCAAAACCTTTGCCTGCTTGTGCAAAACGATCGGATATGGAAGACACCGCCGGAACAGGCGTGGCCGTGGCTACCTGCGGCATGCCCGCTGCAAGCTGTCCTGTAGTTACTGGAACCGACATAGGCCCCGCCAATGGGGCTGTGCCCAGCACATTTGTGCCCATCCCCGGCGCAAAAGACATAGAACCGGTCCCAGCTGCAGCACTTGATGGGAGGCCTGCGCTTGTCAAAGCGTTTTGTTGCAGCCCGGCCTGCGTAGCCGCCATTTCTGAAGCCCCCGCAGCGCCCGCCCCTGCGCCAACTGTCCCTGCAGCGGCCGTTAAACCGCCAGCCAAACCTGCGCCGCCGTATGCGCCAAGGCCTGCCATAAGGCCTTTTTGCAAGCTGCCCGTGGCCATGCCGTAGCCTGCGCCCGTAATACCTGCTGCCATCAAAGGGGTCAACGTGCCGCCAGAGGCAACTGCCAACCCGGCACCAATCAGTGTGGGTAAGAGGTTTTTTAAAAACCCGGCTTCTGCCAAACCTGTTTCAGGATTGATTGTGAGCGAGCCCCCGTGGGCTTTGGCGAGCGCCTGTAGCCCCGCAACTTCTTGCGGGGCCATGTGCATTAGCTGCGTATCGGGGCCTCGACCGCGAGACGCCATGTGTTGTGCAGCAAGTTTTAGGCTCATGTTTTAACTTTCAAGACGTTTCCCGCAGTGCTGTCGTAATAGACATCGCCCACCCGGAGGTTACCCAAATCCGCTTGACTTGGCAAGCTAAGCGCAACCGTATTTGGGTTTGCGGGGTCGGGCTGTGTGAAACTCAACGCTGCAATAATTTGCCCGTTCACACGCTGCGTTGCTGCCGACATCGGGCCTGCGTTGTCCAACTGGTTGAAATACAAACGCAAAATCCGCAGCAACTCCTGCATAAACTGTGCGTTGTATTCTACCGGAGCAACCGGCAGCATTGGGGCGCGAACATTTTTCTGGCTCATCTTTATCTCCGGCCATCAGGGCGCAAATCGAGTGACGGAACCCCAAGTTGCCACTGTACACCCAACCCATTGGAGCTGACACGAAACGCCATCTGGCGACCACGAACCCGTACGTAGACGATCTCAGTAAACTGCTGTACCTCGTAATTGCGAACCGCTTGGTAGTTCTGCGTGCTGGTTACTGAAGGCGTTGCCGCTGCGCTGTAGTTTGCGCCGGGGTTTTGGCGAGGTTTTAGTGTCATGGTCACGGCCGGTGTGTTTGCAGTTGAGCCGTTAAACGTAATGTCGGGAATCATGCGCCACGCAAAGCCGTAGTTGTGCCCGTCACCGATATTGAAGTCGGCAGACTGGCAGAAGGCTGTAATTGGCGCAGCAGGGGAAACCGACCCGTCGTCTACCCCTTGCTCGTGGTACACCAACTGGTTGTTGTAATCTGCCGCAGTTGGGGAGCTCCGCAAAGGCGTGTCTAACCATGCCGTTCTTGCAAGGTTGCCGTAAGACCATACCTGTTCCAAATAGTTGTAGATGACGTAACGGTCTACCGTATTGGAGTTGGCAGAACAATAGAACCACCACACTTCGTTAAACCCTTCGTTTGTCCCCGCAAAAAATTGTGGTTGCTGTTCAAGGTTAATGTCCCCAAAAATGTACTGGCGTAGCGGGCAGTAAAGCGTTTCCACACGACCCGAGTACGTATAAAACTTGTCCACCCCCATCCAGTATGTGATGCTGGTGGCCGTTGCCATGGCGTTTGGCCCTGCAATTGAGATGTTGTCGGCCAGAAGTTGAAAGCCCCAAACAAACGGAGGCCCAAGGTACTGCATGGAGTAGATCGCGGCATCTGTCCAGACCAAAATTTCTTGCCGGGTTTGTTGTTGCGCAACAAGGGTTGAGCCTATGCTTAGCCGAAAGCTACCCGCTTGGTTGGTAATTAACGGAGACCATACAGCGTAATTTTCCTGATCTGACCACCGCACCAACAAAGGGTCAATGGTGGCGGAGCCGTAGTCGTTACATCCAAACGCAAGTACAAAACGAGAAGAATCGGACACCGCAACCGCATTGCATACGGTAGGGCAGTCAACGTCCGTTGTGTATGGTGCAGGGCTTGTGGAGGACAGGAGACCCGCTCGGTTGTAGACAATCGGGCTTGGGTTGGGAATCCACAGATACAGTGCGCCGCCTCGCGGGTTTATGATGAGGTTCTCCCCGTAATTGTCTTGCGACCACAGTCGAAGCAAATTTTGCGAAGAAGTGCCTACCCCCCAAGTACCTGAGCCCCAAGCCCCTGCGCCCCAACCGCTTAAGGGTGTAGAGATTTCAGTACCGACATTGATTTGGTAGGCGGCAACTACAGCCGCGCCTCCTCCGGGAGAACCCGCCGTATCGGTAGCGTTTGCAGCAACCGGAGCTGTTATTTGGTACGTGTTTACAGTTACTACCGTGACTTCGTACTCTGCGTTCAAAACAGTGGCGGTGATATTGCCCCCCAGCCCCGTGGCTCCGCTAAAAGTTACAAAATCCCCCGTTACGCACCCATGTGCCGTATCAGTAACAGTGAGAATTGCGGAGCCGTTTGTAGCCACAAACGGGTTGTTGTTGATGGTTACTGTTGCCCGCAAAGGCGTAACGTCGTAGTAAACCCCGCCGTTTTCAATATAAAATTTTATGTTTGTGCCAACCCCCATTAAGTTGGCCCCGTTCAAAGTCAGCCAATTAAAAATAGAACGGCAAACGCCTAAAAAACTACTGGCCGACAACCGCACCCAGCCGCCAATCTTCTCGGGGTACCCAGAGCGAAAGCGCACCTTGTCCATCTCAAACCAAGTGCCCTCATTGGCCAGTGTTGTCGATTCCCGGTTTATTCCGGGACGCAGTAGTAGTTTTTGCAGTGGCACTTTTTACCTCACGCAGTCATGAAAGTAGCGACGGTCTGAACGGCAGCCACGCGGCGTCCCCAGCCTTTGCCAAATGTACCCCAATGCGGCAAATCCATCAAGAAGGACAGGCGGCGTTTAGCGTAGTCCTCAACCAGCTCAGCAGGATCAAACGCAGCCACAGCAGCCAGTGTCTTGGGGCCAATGCCGCCATCAGGCTCAACGCCCACGCAGGACTGCAACCATTTGGCGGCACGGCCCGGACCGCTGTTTACAGCAGCGTCAAACACGGCGTAGTCCACACCCGTCGGCAGGTCGTCGCCTTTGATCTTGTCCCAGTACTTGGCTTTGTACATTGGGCCAACAACCTCAGGGGTCAACGCCCGCATGGCAGCCTCGTCCACATCATGTCCAACCCACTCCTCCCAGACCCTCTTGGTCACGCCAAGGTTGGTCATGCCGCCCGGATCAGCAGGGTGATTTACAAACCCACCTTCATGGTGGAGGACGGCTTCAAGTGCGGATTCGAAGTTGTCCTTCATTTTGCTGTCCTTGAGAGAATGTCAGTCTTGGCCTGGGAGCCAGCAGACGAGCCAAAGTAATAAGCGATGATGCCCGTCCAAGCCGTGCCCAAGCTGCCGAGCATCATCAAGATGGCCGGGTTGCTGCTGTCGATCTGGTTGAAGAACATCATCACCATGATGCCGAAGAAGCCAATGGTCACAGCGCCAGCCAGCAATGGAGGCATCAAGCTTCTAGTGGTGGCCTGCATGTCCCGTGCTGACTTGCGGTCTTCCACTTCCAGCTTTTCAAAATTGAGGCCAAGTTCTTGGGCTTGCTTTTGTAATTCGATCTCTGCGATCTTGACTTGGGCGATCTGCTCTGCTGACAGCTTGTTGTTGGAGATCATGTCGCCCACTTTGTCGGGGTCCACACCGATGGCCTTGGAGATGGCCGAGACAGCCATGCCTGCCAGTGGGCCACCCATCGCTGTGGCTATGGTGGGTGCAATTTGTTTGAGCCAGTCCATGATTACCCCTTCAGATCAAAACTTAAATTGGGATGGCGCGGGTACTGCACAACGCGCTCCCCCTCTGGGCACTTGTATTTGATAGTTGCCAGCAAGGTTGCCTTGCCATCAGCAATCTTCTCTTTCTGCACCATAGTGAGCTGGTACGTGAAGGTGTCAATCTCTGGGCCCGCTGGGCCGCTGAACTTGCTGGCCGTAGTAGTCGCTGCATGCACCATCCCTGCTGCATCGCGAATGCTTGGTGTAAAGCTCTCGACAGAACAGTCATCACGCTTCTTAATCCGCGCAACCGTGACGTTGATTGGCTTCCCTGCCTCGGCCACAATCTTGAAATTCTCAGGCGACCACTCGATGATGGCCCGGTCAAACCAGCCAAATTTATCGACAAGCGTGTAACTGCCCCCTAATGCGGCAACACTAGCGGCAACGGCTCCAATTGCTTTGGTGATGTCAACCACGGCTACTCCTTGGCGTAAAAACAAATCAAAATAACATAAAAAATCCGGCGGCTGGAATAATTGACCATCCTGTATTATTGCCTGCATTGGTGCTGTTCTGGGCTATCCACGTTGCACCCCCTGTCGCGGCGCTGTCTTTGATTGACAAATACTGCGGGGTAACAGTACCGGATGATTTTGAAATCGTAAACCTATTTCCGGGTGAATTAGTTTGCAACGTGATTAAGTTGTTCAATGTTCCCGAAAGCCCAAAGTTTGATACCGTGGTTGTGGTACTTGAGGCGAATATAATTGTGGCTGGTTGCACACTGTTTGTAATGTTGTTAAACGTGTTAGAACCATTAATCGTCAAATTTCCTGTACCACCTTGATTAAGGTTGTAGTAGGTCTTACCACCACCATTAAAAGTTTTACCACTGGCTGACGTTACACTTATTGTTGAAGTGTTTGCATTGAGCGTAAGGTTGGTAGATGTATTTGTATCCCAGACTGTCAGTCCTCCGGCTGCAAGAGTCCAAGTTCCGGAACCCATAGTCAACGTGCGTGTGTTGGTATTGCTAGATGAGAATATCCCCACAGTTACATTAAAGTTATTGGCGTTAAAAGTACCCCCAGACAACGTTAATGTTCTTGTAGAACCAAGCGTTAACGCATCCAGCAATTGAATCGTTACTCCGAAGCTGGGGCTAATGGTTATGGGAAAGTCCATTGTCTTCCCATTAGAGGTAATACTTTGTGTAGAACTACCAGCAAACGTCCAAGTATTCCCTCCGGAGCCAAAAGTCATTCCGGTAGATGCGGTCAAGTTACCGTGAATAAAAACAGCGCTATTATTTACGAGCCCACTAAAACCCGTAAAGTTTAAATTTAACGCTCTGCCGGGCAAATTTAAGGTGTACGTTCCACCGGTAAATGAAAAACTTGGGGGGTTGCTGCTAACAGAGTTGGTTACGGTAATGTCGGATGAGCCAGTGCTGGTTATTTCAAAAGTAGCCGAGAAAAACGCTGCAGTTGATCCACCAACAAAAACGGTTCCAGAAGTTGCTGCAATCTGTGTACTGTTTACACCAAAACTATTCGCAAAACTTGAAAAACTAATAGTAAGACATTGAGCAACATACCCGATGCTGTTATTGCAAGTACCGGAGCTACCGGTAAAAAATACATTGTCCGCAGACGTGGGAACTGATGCGCCTCCAGAGCCCCCTGACGAAGTGGACCAGTTGGTTGTGTTAGTCGAACTCCAACTACCAGAGCCCACCCAATATCTATCAGCCATTTAAGTCTCCTGTGCAACAGCGACCACATCCCAGCGAGCGGCAGTTGAGTTGTATATGCAAGCTACATACAGTGTTTTGCTTGCCACAGTTGTTGTTGGCAGTGGAGTGCCAACTGATCTAAATGATTTGCTGGTGCCTGTTGTCCATGTCAAAGCCCTTGCCGTACCATCGTCGGTAAAACGGAAAACAGTTTGTTGGCCGTTTGATGGAGTGCCTGCATCAGCATTGATGGTCAGCGCATTTGCCAGCGCGGTAATCTCTTGCTGGTCGTATAGAGTGCTGTCCCATGCCCAAGGCGATGCGATTGTGGTTTGGGAATTAACACGGGCAACAACACCGTATGTAGCTGTTAGCTTTGCATTGGTGGTAAGCGTTTGCGATGCGGGAGTTGCGTTAAACGTGCCGTACAGCAATGCGCCTGCTTTATCCCCTGCGGTGTTTGTGCGGTCTTGGTTGTCAACGTAAAAGCTGTTTGATCCAGTTTCATACAACCCAGCCCGGTTCCCAAACATCACATTGCCACTACCCAAGGCCGAAGCACCAGCCGAATAACCAATGACGGTATTATTGTTGCCAGAAGCATTGGCGTACAACGAGAAGTAGCCAACTGAAGTGTTTTGGTCGCCGCTGACGTTACCTACTCCAGAATTTGCTCCAACTCCAGTATTGTAATTTCCGTCAATATTTGAAAAAAGAGATGCAAAACCAATTGCGGCGTTGGAGTCCCCAGTTGTGTTTGATGCCAACGCACTTGCGCCTACTGTAGTGTTGCCAGCTACAGCCCCCGCGCCACGGCCAACGGTGAGTCCTTGAATGGTTGCACCCGATGAAGAGGTTAGCGTAGTAAAAGCACCTGTATTAGCTGTTGTAGCGCCCACAGTTCCGTTGATGTTAATGGAGGCAGTGCCTGTCAGGTTTGTCACTGTGCCGCTTGAGGGTGTTCCAAGTACGCCGCCGTTGATTACGGGAGCGCCAGCAGAACCTACGTTGACCGCCAAAGCAGTGGCGACACCTGTACCCAAGCCGGAGATGCCTGTAGAAACCGGAAGCCCCGTAGCGTTGGTCAAGGTTCCAGATGACGGAGTACCCAAAACCCCGCCGTTAACTACAGGGGAGCCTGCTGTGCCTACGTTTACCGCAAGCGCTGTTGCTACGTCCGTTCCAAGGCCTGATACACCCGTGCTGATGGGTAGACCGGTGGCGTTTGTCAACGTGACAGATGACGGCGTTCCCAGAGCAGGGGTCACCAACGTGGGGGAGGTGGCGAGGACGTTATTGCCCGTGCCAGTGTTGGTTACGCTGACCACGTTCTTGCTGGCATCAAGCGCCAAGGCTGTGGAGGCTGTTAGGTTGGACAGGGTGGTTGTGCCGCTGACAGTGACGTTGGTGAACGAGGCAGAGCCGCCAGTGTTGCTCACCTTGATGAAGTCCGTGCCGTTCCATGCAACAACCGCAGACTCGCCCTTGACAATGGTGACACCCGTTGTCGGGCCTACGCCGCGAAACACAATGGACTGCGTGCCGCCCGAGGCGTTGATCACCGTGTAAATCTTGGACTGCGCAGGAGCCGTAATGTTGCGAGTGGTTGTGCCTGCTGCCGGGTTCCACCGAATGATCGCTTGTCGGGCTTGATTGGCGGCAAGCACGGTGGTCGTCAGCGTGATGTCCGCATCAACGGTGATGCTGGTTGTGCCCGCAACAGCGTCGTCCAACAGCGAAGTGATGGCGTTGTTAACTTCATCTCCCCAACTTCCTGAAAGGTCGCCCGTGATCGGAAGGGCCAGACCAAGGAGGGGGGTGTTTGCTGTTGGCATGGTTAGTCCTTATGGAAAAGGGTTTGGTTGTTTTTCATTGTACACAGTAGCGTCAGTGTGACGCTACTGACTATTGTTGATGTTGGTCCACGATGGGGTCTGTGCATCATTTACGTTTACCCAGTCCGCAGCCTGCACGTTGATAATTTTGATCCAGCCCGTAACGCTAAAGCCATCCGCCAACACTACGTTTTCTGTGATAGCGGCTTGGAACGCAGCAACAACAGTTTGAAGGTCCGCACTGTTGAAGTTTTCCGTGGCTTGCGCAAAAAAGTTTGATTGCTGCGTGCTGGAGTCATCCAGCGTGATTGGCTCCACTATGCTTAGCTGGAACGTGGCTAAAACGGCGCAAATATCAGCCGCACCAAAGTTTTCAGAAAGCGACAAAAAGATATTTGCTTTTGCAAGCGAGGCAAAAGGCGCTTCTGAAAAACTTGTTAGGCCGAACATGAGTTTATTACTGCGTCAACTGGGGTTGATCGGCCTGCTCAGCCATCTTGACCTGCGGCGCTGCTTGTTCTTGAATCTTGACGATCAAGGGCCACACACCTGACTTGGCTGGCATCTCACCCAAGACCTGCAAGATGAATTGCACTTCATTGGGTTCAAGGTTCAAGTTCATGCTGCGCTCCAAGGCAATGGTGTGTTCTCAGGACTGACAGGAGGGTTGGCAAGTGATTCCAGTTGGCCCTGCACGCAGGCTTGTGCGCTCTCGATCTGGTTGGCGGGAATCCAGCCAATCACTTGAGCCTGAGTCAGCGATTCGTAAGGCACGAAAGCACCCTCTTGGTCAGCAGAACTAAACTGCGTGTTGCCGCCAATGGAGGCAGTGTGGTCGCCGTCTACCCCGGTCACTGTCCACAGTACGTTTACAACGTAATCTGGATCAGGAGCTTGCAAGGTGTACATCGAGTTGATGGTGGTGGTGAAGGTGGTCATGGTTTAGGCTCCTTAAGGGGTGGTTTGTGCCGCTTGCGCTGCCTGATACGCAGCAATAACTTCAGGTGTCCAAGCCACGTTGCAAATTGCAACGACATTGGCTGGAACACCCGTCAGGTCTTGCCCCGGTGTGAGACTTGAACGATGGTAGGTTTGGCTGATTTGATTGCCATCTTCCATGATGCGAGTTGCTTCACGATAGAGAACGATGCCGTTTTCGGATACTGTGATTTGGTCAACAGTTGTGGTTTTGGTTAAAGACATTTTGACTTCCTTTGGTTAAGTGTCTGACTACATCAATCTAATGTAGTTAATTAAGCAGCTTCATAGGTAACAGTAATGTAAACATCTTGGTCAGAATCTGTATTTGTCGCTGTAACCGCTGAGCCTGCATTGTCATTAATAAATGGATCTATTGAAGTAGCGTTAAGATTAACAAAGCCTGTTATAGAGCTTGTAACTACTAGTAAACCAAATGAAAAAATTGAAGTTACTGCTCGTACAGTTGAGTTAACACTTGTAAAAGGCAAACCAGTAAAAGTTACATTTCCAGTAGAGCCGTTTTCATTCCAAGACAAATAAATTTGTACTGTTACAATTCGACCAATCTTTGTATATCTTGCTGATTGAGTTAAATATGTTGGAGTATTTGTTCCTGAATAAGTAACAGCGGGAGTAAAAGTCCCTTCCTCATAGTCATCCAGCGTGTTGGCGTTGGACGATGCGTTCTGAGTTGCGGGGAACTCCAAACGGCCCGCCTCAAGTCTCATGTATCCGCCGGAACCGCCCTGACCCCAGAAAGCAGGATAGCCATCGCCATCAGACAGCACGATGTAGTTGCTTAATGTGCGAATGTCTACGCTGTTTTGGTTGCCTGAGTAAGAACCAACAATTGTGTTCTTAGAACCTGTGGTCATTAAATAACCAGAACCATTAGCCGCACCAATAAATATGTTTAAATTTCCTGTTGTTAAATTGTAACCAGCAGATGAACCAATACAAGTATTGCCTATGTCATTGCCTGTATTTGATGTGTATCCAGCTTGAAAACCAACAAATGTGTTGTAGGAACCAGTTGTATTTGTATACCCAGCTTGGTATCCTAAAAGAGCGTTGCGACCCGAGCCTGTGGTATTGCTATAACCAGCCTGATAACCAACAGCAGTGTTGTTGGGGGCGGTGGTGTTTGCCGCAAGTGCCTGCACTCCCACGGCAGTGTTGCTCGAGCCTGTTGTGTTTGCTGTAAGTGACAATTCGCCAATAGCTGAGTTTAAAGTACCAGATGTGTTGGCATATAACGCTCTATAACCAAAAGCAGAATTGTCGCCAGTAGTAGTTGAATAACCTGCCTGAGTCCCGACAAAGGTTTGATAAAAACCGCCAGCATTGCTATAACCCGCCTGATAACCAACAGCAGTGTTGTTGGAGGCGGTGGTGTTAGATTGAAGGGAACTATCCCCAACCGCTGTGTTGCCACTACCTGAAGTATTCTGACGTAATGCCGCTACACCTACGCCAGTGTTGCTTGAGGCAGTTGTACTGTTTTCAAGGGCGGCATAGCCCAACGCTGTAATCTGACCTGTGCTGTTTGTGTATCCTGCACGATACCCAAGCATTGTATTTGCAACACCAGTGGTTGTTCCATACCCCGCAAGACCACCGACAAATACGTTTACGTTGCCAGTCGTATTGCTGTACCCCGCCTGATAACCCACAGCAGTGTTGTTGGAGGCGGTGGTGTTAGAAAATAATGAAGATGTGCCTAACGCTACATTGTATGAACCTGTTGTTGTTGAAAAACCAGATGCCCATCCAAGGAAAGAATTAGATTCACCAGTAGAGTTTGTGTAACCCGCACGGCGACCAACCATTAAATTTCTAGTAGCAGTTGTGTTGTTTAAGCCTGATTGATGCCCAACAAATGTATTTTCACCGCCTGTATTGTTGTATCCTGCTTGATAACCTACAGCGGTGTTTTCTGATGCTGTGGTGTTGGAGCGCAAAGCAGCCTCACCAACTGCTACGTTATTGCCGCCAGTAGTGTTGAGCCTCAGTGCTTCTTGACCAATACCTGTGTTGAGTGCGCCAGTTGTGTTTGCGGCTAAAGCCTCCTCACCAAAAGCGGCATTGTTATATCCTGTTGTGTTCGCTTGCAACGCCACATAACCAAAAGCGGCGTTTTGATAACCACTCGTATTAGCCGCTAAAGCACTCGCGCCCACCGCAGTGTTGGTAGCCACAGCACCTGCACCAAGGCCCACGGTAAGTCCTTGGATGGTTGCGCCGGGTACGACAGACAGCAAGCTGCTGGTCAGGCGCATTTGTTCAAAGCCAGCGGTAAACCACAGAAACGGTCGGCTGTTGTTGTCTTGAAAATAAGTGCCTGTTCCGTCAACACCCCAATCAGAAGACCCGCTAGTGTTTTGGATTCGATAACGAGCATCAGCATTTGAGGCTGTATTTTGCAAAAGACCAATCAGAGCGCCAGCATTTTGAACGTGTAGACGTTGCGAAGCTGCACCGCCAACCCCCAAATTCGTCCCATCAAACGTCAGCGCACTACCAGAGGTAAGGACTTTGGAGCCGTTGAGGTAGGTGACACCGTTGGCTGTGCCGCCTGAGAGGGTGACATCACTTGAGGTGGTCAGCGTAGTGAATGCGCCTGTGGTGGCTGTTGTAGCGCCTACAGTTCCGTTGATGTTGATGGAGGCTGTGCCTGTCAGGTTTGTCACTGTGCCGCTTGAGGGTGTGCCAAGAGCAGGAGTAACCAAAGTGGGGCTGGTTGCAAACACCAAAGCGCCTGTCCCTGTTTCGTCTGTTACCGCAGCCGCAAGGTTGGCAGAGCTTGGAGTGGCTAAGAAGGTGGCAACACCAGAGCCCAAGCCTGAGATGCCTGTAGATACTGGCAAGCCTGTAGCGTTGGTCAAAGTGGCGCTGACGGGCGTTCCCAGCGCAGAGGCGTTGCCGCTTGCATCTAAGTTAACGGAGCGATCAGCGGGGTAGGTCAAGAATACGTTGACCGTTCCCGCAAAAGTAACCGCGCTGCCCGCATTGCTAGATGCGTAGACTGTAGTTCGGGTTAGTGTTGGCCCGGTAGTTGAGTATGTACCAAGACCGACCTCCCAACCGCCTCCGTTGTCGGTAGCTGCGTAGTAGGTAGTGTTGGTATTTCCAATGGCGGCAAAAGTCTGAAACCCCGTCACCGCACCCGTAAGAGTAAAACTTACAGTGGTATTTGCCGTGGCCGTTTCTTGGACGCGGTTTAAGAGGACTAAAGGCATTCAAGCCTCCCTTTTAAGAGGTTGCGGTTGTGCTGTAAGTGACGCTTACGGTGTCGCCTGCGGTAGTGACCTTGGCTGTTGCAAACGCTCCCGCACTGTACAACGTGCCCGAAGTGTTGCTTTGCGTGCTGACCGCGCCAGCACCAGTTACCAAGAAGCAACCGCCAACTGTTCCGCCAGCACCTGTGATGGTGTAGGTAATGGCTGTTGCCGTCTTTGTGGTCACGTTAGTTGGGGTAGTGCCCGAAGATGTCGCGGAGCCAAACGATGCCGTGCCTCGCACAGCAGAGCCGCCAACGGTGTAGTTGACAAACTCAGTCCAGCCCGCGTGAGTGACCATGGTGTCCGCTGCAGCAAAGGTCGGGCTGGCCCCGGAAATCAAACCAAGGAATGGGCCCACAGTAGTGTACGAAGAGCCAGACAGCAACGTGTCCAACATCAACTGCTTGCCTACGGCGTTGACCAAGTTAGGGAACGAATCTTCCCATTTAATGTTGCCCTCAGCATCGCGGCACACCACATGGTAGCAACCTTCAATGCCAACGGACTCGGAGCCGGAAGCGTGGGTCTGCAGGGTGATTTGGGCGTTATCGCCAAAGTTTGACAGTTCGCGTTGCATGCTTGCTCCTTATGAAAAACGGATAAGCGCGGCATCAGCCGTGTTAACCGGTGTCTGCACAGTGAAAGTTGTAGTGGCCGTTTTGTCTGACCCAAAATCCAACACAGCCACAGCAAGGTTGCTAAGGCTCGTATTGTAGATAAGTGCGCCGCGAGCAGTGAAGTTGGCGGGGTTCCAGACCACATCAGCAAAATCAAGGTACGCGGTTGTGCCCGAGACCAGCACCGTCACACCGGTAAGCACATTGCCCCCAGCGGTGTACCCCGTACCGACAACCTCACTGGTTGTGGTGTACACCAGCGTGCCAGCGCCGAGGTCCGCATTGGCTGTGTACAAAGCCATCTTGAGCGTGCCTGTAGCCAGTGCCTGCAACGCAACCAGCTTGGCCTGCGTGGTGAGTGTTTGGTCAAACGCCATATCAAGTCACCGCCTGTCGGTATTGGCCAGAACGGTACGCGTCCTGACGCTCCATACCATCGCCCAGACGCTTGGCCATGCCCAGTGCTTCTTTGTACTTGCCGTCGTACAGAGCAACCATATCGGCCTCACCCTTCATGAACGTGATCGCTTCGACCAAAGAGCCGTACAGCAGCACAGTATCAAAGTTGTCACCCAGCCAAGTGCGGCCATCGGCCGCGACTGAAAGCGACTCGGGGTAGTAATAATAGTGCAGCTCGACGTTGTACACCGCGTTTGGCGTTGGGCCAAGGATAAACGTCAGCTCGTCCGTGATTACCGGGGGAGCCGCATTTGTTGTCGTTGGGCCAAACAATGCGTAGTACTTGGGAATCGCGGTCGAGGTAGGGTTTGGGTACGCTTGCCGAATGAAGTTCACATCCTTGTTAAGCAAGAACTCGTAGTTGCCAAGGGCGTCAACCACCGCCAGTGAGTACACCGCCAAGAAGTCGTCAGGGCACGACAGGTACTTGTTGTTGGTCGAGGTCACGCCCATCACGTTTTTGCGAATAGACGGGAACTGCACCGTGTTGAAAATACGCTGCTCAGCCTGTTGCACAAACACCGGGATGTTTGAGACAAAGTCCTGATCAAAGTTCTGCGTGTAATCGCAGATAGCAGCTTGCAACTCGGTGTAGGTCATGCCTTACCTCACGCCATTGGGCCACGGGCCATGACGCCCTTCGTGGCGCAGCCAGTGCCACGAATTTTGATGCCCGAGGTTTTGGTCGGCTTGTAGGCGTTGCTGTGGTTGGTGCCCACGGAGACATTCATGTCTTTCATGTACTTCTTGTTGTCCGTGTCGGGCAAAACGGCCTGCGTGGCAGCAGGCTTGGGGGAGCGGTACGTTGCCATATCAGGCTCCTTTGCGGCCGGGAGATTTTTGGTTGGCAATCTTGGCCAAACCACGCCCCATTTTCAGCATGTCGCTGTTGGTCTTGCCGCCAGCACGCAGCTTGGTGGGCTTTGCACCGGGGTGCATATTTGCTTCGTGCTTGCGCACTGCTTTCTTTGCGTCCATGATGAACTCCTTAAGATGTTGAGATTGTCACTTGACCGACTGCAGCCGTCAATACCAAAGTGTTTGGCGTCAACGCATCATCGAAGAATCGGGAGCCCCCAACCGGGGCCCAGCCCCACTGAATGTCCCGGCTGCCGCCTGTTGGAAAGCCTGCCACGTTGGGGCCTGCCGTCACGTATGTCGTATCCCTGCGGGGGTTGCGCACCGCTTGTGGATCGTCCACAGGGTACATGCCCAATTGAAGCTGCGGCTGATCGGGGTCAAAACAGGAATCACATACAAGAATATTAACCTGTTTGGTCTTGATGATTTCCTTGCGCAGCTCTGTGAGCTTGAAGCGGAAACCACAACGATCGCACTGGGCGATCGAGTTCTTGGCACTGGCGAACCGATTGCCCATTTATGTGCCGCTCCCCAGATACTGGCGACGGGGAACAAACCGGATAGCCGCTTTTTCGCGGTCCTCTTCCGAGGCCAGTTGCCATGCTTCGTCGTATTGTTCTTTCAAGACACCCAAACGCTCAGCTCCGCCGGGCACTTTCAGGGCCAAGTAGTAGGCCAAACCGGCCACCATGCAGGGAAGGAACCTAAACGGCATGTCCATTGTGTTAACCCCATCACCCGCATTCTGGATGCGGCGCAAGCGCCAGTACACAAACGTGTAGGTCTGGGTGTTGTCTGGCACAGGCCAAACGGTGATGCGTGGTGTGTTCAAACGCTCAATCCACACTTGGATTGGCCGGGCTTGCTGCAGTTTGTTTGGGATTGTGGCGTAGGTAGAAACGCTGATACGCGTGATGGTCAGGTCCGCTTGTGTCGATGCGCTCCCCGCGCCCGTTCGGATGACGTGCTCAAGCAGGTCCACGGTGTCTTCGGGTAAGTTGTAGGTAGCCGTACCCGGCACCAACGCAATCGAGCCCTGCTCGTAGGTGAACATGTTCAGCCCACGGTTGGCCCAATCGGCAAACATCAAGTTCATCGACCGACGGGCAGTGCGCAGGTCGTAGCCGGTCCGCATCTCCGAGCCCACGCGCTCGAACGCCTCCTCGACGATTTCCGTCAAGTCGAGGTTGAAATTAGCGACGCCGGATGTTGCCATTATCTAAAACCTGCTGTTTTCTTTGCGATGGTCTTGGGCTGAGCTACGAACTGTTTGCCCGCCGCTTTACCAGCACGCTTGGCTTTTGTGGTGGCCGCATACTCTGCGGGGCTGAGCGATTTTATCGCCTTCTCCGGCAGGTAACGCTCACCTGTTTTTGAAGACGGCTTCCCGCTCTTGGTGCGCCACTTCTGGTCGCCCCAGTCTTTGAGGGACTTTTGCGGGGCCTTCACATCAGTCCCTGTACCCGCCGCCAGCGGCCTTGTATTTCTTGGCCACGAGCTGGGCCTTGCGGGCCGACCATTGCCCTGCTCCGGTGCCCTGCGTTGCAGCAGCCTTGACTTGGCTCACGATCCGCTTGCGCAAACTTGGCTTGGTGTAATTGCCAGCCGCATTGACCTTGCCGCCCTCAGCGTACTGCGTGAAGTCGGTGTCATCCCGGCGGGCTTTACGCACACCTTTGGGCATCTTAGAGGGGGCGATATCCCCCATGCCGCGACTGGCCATCATGGCTTAGCAAGTCCGACCGCCGGACTTCATCGTGACCATCTTGCCCTTGGTTTTGCCCTTGACGGCGATACCATCTTTGCTTGGAGCAGCGGTCTTGACCGAGCCCATTTTGGTCATGCCGCCCATAGCCATTTTCTTGGCAGGAGCGCCTTTTTTCTTGGCCATCATTGCCATGAAGCCGGGGTTCATTTTAGAAGCCATAGTGTCACCACCTTCTTTAAATTTGCGGTTTTTATCCGCCGTTGAAAAATCTTTACCCACGGATTGTGGGACGCCTACCTTCTTGGCAAACGATGGGTTGTTAGCCACCGCCGCCATGAAGTCCGCTTGCTTTTTACTCGTACTGGGCATTGTTGCCTCGCAGGTTGTCAATCTTGCGCTCAAGCCTGTCAAACCGGTCTAGCAACTGCTGCATGTCCGCACGGAACTCTGAACGAGTAATGTGGTCACGAGCAACTTCCTCTCGGGTCTTGTTCAGCAAAATGCTAAGCCGATCCAATTCATCAAACTTGCCTTTAAGCAAGAAGCCCATGACTGCAACAATTGCACTCAGGGCTGCGTTCCAAAGCATCATTTCCATGTCAGCACTTCCAAGCCCGCAAGCTTTTGTTGATCCGCGAGTCCGGGTCTTTCTTGGCCTTCTCTCCGGTCAACTTCTTTTTCATGCCTTCCATCCGGGCGCAGAAAGAGTCGCGGCGTTTGCCGCCCTCGGGCTGGGGAGCCTTCAGGCCGGGTTTGCCGGGGTTCGCCTTGTTGTAAGACGCCCGCCCCTTGGCGTTCAAGCCGCCCTTCTCGGACTTGCCTTCTTTGCGTGTCCATGCTGGGGTCTTAGCCATAGTAAATCTGCGCTGCGTCAATGCCGCTCATGTAGGAATAAATTCCATTTACCGCCAACACACCTTCGCCGGGGATAAGCGGAGCATTTTGAAACTCGTCGGAAGAGTGGGTTTCATAGGTCAACAGCCAACGATTTGCACCACTAACATAAATTGCTGCTGGAGAAGCTGTGATATTTCCAGTGTTGATGTCTGTGAGTGTAAATGTGTCAGCATCTACTCTGGTAATGCTGTAGTTCCCATCGGTGGCGGAACCGCCAGTGCCAGCGGCAAAGTGAATGCCTACAATGTTTCCGGTAGCAAGACCGTGAGCTGTTTTGGATATTGTTACCGTGGTTCCAGAGCGACCATATGTAACGCTTGAAGTTACTGGGGCTGAGGTTGAATCAAACAAAACCAAGGTTCCACTACCACCAAAAAAAGAAACGCCTTTAACGCGGTTTCTTCCAAGAACAAAAAAACCACTTTGGTTTAGATGTCCTTGTTTTACGTCAGTTTGCATGCCCATAATCAATCTCCTGTAAAACAGGGGCCGAAGCCCCTTGGGTTGATTAAGCAGTGCGGGTAAACACGTATGCAGTGGCGCTGGAGAACATGATGGTGAATCGTGCCAAACCAGTAGCGCCACTGGGAATTGTCAAGTCACCGAAGCTGCCCGGGGTGTCAGCAGCAGCGCTGGACAAGATGCCGTTGACTGCAACCGCGATGGTCACAGTGTTCGCGCCAGCGGTGTTGTCAATGTACAAGTCCATTACAGTGCCGCGAACTGCGCCAAGAGCTGCGCCCAACAAAGTGCCGGTGGGCAAAGTGATGGTTGTAGCTGCTGCGGATGTGGATGTGATGTAGCCGGTAATAACTTCTGCCGCTGTGGCTGTTGCAGTAGCGTTGATTGCCGCAGTTGTTGGGTGGTTTTGATCAGTGAAGACCAGATTGGTGGTTGTCAGATTGGTGGTTGTCAGATTGGTCACGCTAGTGGTCGCGCCAAAGGTGGCATCGACGGTAACAGCACCAGTAGTGGCGTTGACGGTGATGTCTTGAAAGCCGTTCTCGGAACGAACTGGGCCGGAGAATGTAGTATTGCTCATGATGATTCCTCACATGCGAGTTGAGGTGTATCTGTCTGCATGTCGTCGGCCCGGAGCCGTCAGATACACCGGAAAAGTCCGGGAGTGTTTGCACTATATCACTGGTCTGTAGCGTGGTCAACGTGCTTGTTGGACTTTTTCAAGTTTTCTTCTTGCGTGATGACCCGCAGGTTCCATGGCACGTGCAGGCCGCAAACGGACTCTCCGCGCAGGGGCACGATGTGATCGACAACGTACTGCTCCCCCGTCGTCTGCGTCATGGTGATGGCGATTTGGTAGAGCTGGCGAATTTCTGACTTCTGCTTCCGCGTCAACCACAGCGGGGTGGCGTCTCGGTGCTTCCGCCTGCGTGCCTTGGTGTCTGCCCGAACCTGCGTTTTGTTGTTTGCCTTCCACGCATTGCGGTACTCCCGCAAAACGGCGGCAGGTCGTGTTGCCGCAGCAGCAATGACGGCCTCGCGGTTTTCTTGATACCACTCGTTCTTACGGTCTTTGATGTCCTCCCGCTTGTTGTACTCCCGGAAGTACTCTGCGCGGGTTTCCGCTGCGGCCTGCCATTCGACCTTCAGGCACTCTATACACGCACCCTTGGTCTTGCGGGGGGCAACGTGTCCGTGCTTGCACGGCTCTCCGGTGAAATAGTGTGAAGCGCCAACGGCTTTAGCCTCGGCCCGAGTTTTTGGAAGTGTTTCTGTATCCATGCTGACTCCTGTGACTTAGTAACAGGTAATATACCAGACACACCGCAAAAGTCAAACAGGCAAGAAAAAAGGCCCCGAAGGGCCTTTTTGGAGTACTTTACGTACTAGGTTCAGGACGAACCGGAGCTGCCCCACATGCCGAGGGGGTCCGACCAGCCGAAACTGTAACGCTCGCGGGCCTTGTAACGGACGTTGCCGGTATCGAAATCACCATCCATTGACGTTGTCAAGGCGGTACGCTCGAAGTGCTTCATGCCGTTTGGAACGTCGGTGCAAAGGAACCAAGCGTTGTTGTCGGTCAAGAAGTTGTTGACGGTGTAACCACCAGAGATGGTGCCCATCTGCTTCAACGCGTTGATATCGTTGTCAGCAGTGCCAACACGCAGCTCAGTGTCAAGCAGACGCTTGGCAACGAACATCAGTGCTGGTGGGATCACCAACTTGACTGGCTTGGCAGCAATCAACAGACCGCGTTCATCAGTCCAAGCAGCAATCTGGATCGTTGCGTTTTCCAGCGAAGTCTCGTTCAAATCAACACCAGTGGTTGGGCTGTTGAAGTTAACACCGCCGCCCACGAGTGGGTGACCAACGCGAGTGCCGCTGGAGTTGTTACCGAACAAGGAAACGCCGTCACCACCGAGGTAGGAACCGCTAAAGCCGTTGTTCAAAGTGGAAGCACCTTTAACTTGCTTGGTGTAAGCCATACCGCGAGCCAAAGCCTTGGTGTAGCGGGCAGACAGACTGTCGTACAGGTTGTCTTCCACAGCTTCTTCCGTGATGGAGAAGCCCAGAGCAATGGTTTCGTGGGTGTAGCGTGCAGTGAAGGCTTCCTGCGCGTTGTCGTAAGCGATGGCGGAGCCTTCGTTCTTGACAGGAGCAGCGCCAAAACCGGACAGCTTGGTTTCTTCTTCGAACGAACGCTCAGATTTCTCTGTTTCGTAGAGTTCTTTGTGTTGCTCGCCGTAGCGTGCATATTCCAAACCGAACAAAGCGTTCAGACCGGGGAGCAGCTCTTTGAGCAGTTGTGCGCGTGAAATTGCCATGGTGAGTTACTCCTTACAGGCCAACGGCGTTGGTGTAGCTGTGATAGCCGGGGTTGATCTTCACAAACACGTCAGTGAATGCGTCGCCAACAACTGAGAAGCCGACCGAGTTGGGGAAACCCACAACACGGAAAGCAGCCGTAGTTGTCACGGCAGAAGAGCCCGCCACAACGGAAGCAGTGGAGTTACCGGTAGTTGTGCTACCAGTTGCCACAGCGCCAGTTGAGAAGAACAAGTTTGCACCGAGAGCGGCTTGTGTCACCGAGCCAGCGGACTGGACTTGGAACACGACATCTGGATCATCAATCACTTGTGCAGTCACCACGCCGGTTGTGCCGGTGGGGTAGTACTGAGCAAAGATTTGCTGACCTTGAGCGTTGACATACGAGCAACCAACGAAAATACCAACGATACCGGTGTTGGCCGTACCAACAGGAAAACCGTTTGTAGTCGCGTCAGCGCCAGTAGCAGTAGCCACGGCCAGATAGCCGTTTGCGTTCACATACACGGGCGAGCCGTTGTAAATGTTCGCAGCTGTACCAGCTGGGTCGATCAAGAAAGTGCGAGTGCTTCCAGCGTATGGAAGACCGCCGATCTCGTTTACGGCACGCAGGCCGTAGGGAGAAGCAGTAGATGCCATTTAAGGACTCCTAAGTTTATTTAGAACCAGAACCAAAACCACCACCGCGACTGGTCGATGACTTGCGGTCAGCGAAAAGCGGCATGCGGGGGTCATTGTTTCGCATGAAACTGTTATCAACAGACTCCATCTGGGCCTGAGCTTGTTTGGCGTAATACTCATCACGGGCTTGCGCACGTTCACGGGGCATCTTGCAGAGCATGAGGCCACCGATTTCGACGTTGCCAGTCTTCGCATTACCCTCCAGCATCAGTTCCGGATGATCGACTGCTTTGACCGGTTCCCAACCTTCCCGCATCTTGGTAGACACGTTCGTGTTTTGTGCTTCGCCAAGTACGTGTGTCGCAATCCAGCGATACACCATACCGGGTTCAGGGGTAGGATCAGGCAGTGCACTCGGGGGTGTATACACGTACCGAGTCGTTTTATCGCGTGACACAAGGTCACGAGGGTTCCGGTTGATTGTTTCAGCCATTTGATTTCTCCAGTTTTGCTACTTCAGCAGCGTATTGCTGCGGGGTCAGTCCGTACTTTTTTGCCAACGCAACTTGCGTAGGGGTCAGTTGGATTTTTCTTGCTCCAGTCGAACGAGTCGCTGGCGCAACAACCGAGGTAGGTCGTCGGGAGCCATCGCCGGATTTCGGCCGGTCTTCCGTACCACCGAAAACTTCGGGGAACGTAGACTTCAGGCGAGCATCAATTTGCTCGAAGTAACTGTCAGAGCGGGGATCAACCCCGGAGTTCACTAGTTTTTGGTGCAGCCCTAGTGCAAAGCTGGTGACTTCCTCGTACCCCGCGTTCCCGAACCACTGGTTTTTTGCCTGCCAGCGAACAGTCTTTTCGTCCAATTCTTGACGGGGTACTTCCGTTTGCTGTGTTTGTACATTAATTTCATCCACCTGTAAAGGAGTGGGTCTGAAATTTTTTGCAGCATTCACTTTCATCTTGGCGTCCATCAACGCATCTTGCGCTGCAACGACGCCGTCGGTGTCAAAAGATTCGGTGGCTTCCTTGAGCTGCCGCTTGGCTTTCTCCACTTCCGTTTCAGCCAGTGATAGCTGAGAAGCGGCGTAGTGCTCCGTGCCGGTGTTGACGTACTGCTTGAGGCGGTTGTTTTCCGACACCATGTGGTGGGCAAGGCGTTCAAGCTCTTGCTTTTCACGCAACAGCGCCTCTTTAGCGCGTCGTTCGTCGTGACGTGCATGGGTGAGCTCCTTGATGCGCTTCTTGACGCCATCAGAGTAGGTCTCAATCTCGTCGTCCGTGGGGTCAGCCACATCACGGCCGAGCGGTTTGCGGCCACGGTCACGTTCGGGGGTGTCGTCAACGATCTCAACTTCGACATCGTTGTCGGTAGAGACTTCCAGCGCGACGTTTTTGTCGTCCAGTTCGTCCGGGAACTTGTATTCGTTCATTTCTGCTCCTTATGCGCGGGTGTAACCGCGTGGGTCTTGTACAACACACTCAATTTGGTCGTCGTTCAGAACCCTGAACTCCTTACCAAACACCTTGAAACGCGTACCTGTGTAGGTGCGCACAAGCACAAAGTCGCCTTCTTTGCACCATGCACCCGAAGGGAACTTGGTGGCGTCTTTGTACGCGTCTGGTCCGACCCGCATGACAAACAGCACTGTGGTGGCATGTTCTTCCGCACGCATGGTCGCAGCATCTCGAATTAAATCAAGACTCGTACCGGCGATCTTTTCATCGACCTCTGGCACGATGCACAGCAGCTTGTATCCCGTAGGGATGGGTAGCGCTGAGGCTCTGGTTTCGCTATCCGCTTCGGCCTCTGGGGCTTCAAGCGGCTGAATGTGTTTGGGCAGTGTGATGCCCGGAGGCAGAATGATTTCACTCATCTGATTGCTCTACTTTCTCTGCAAGGTCTAGGAGATGACGCTCTGCGGTCGCAAGACCTTGAATGATTCCGCAGAGTTTTTGGTATTCGTCATAAGAGCGGCATGCACCCCCCGCCAAGTCATCGGCGTAGTTGTTCATGTCGGTGCGTAATTTTTCGCGCAATACGCGTGCGAAGTTATCAATCATTTGTTACCGGGACCTTTCCTTTGGTTTTGCGCAGCCAATTGCTGCTTGCTCTTTGCAATGTCGATGCCCATGCGGACACCTTCGCGCTCTTGTTCAGCCTGCATGCGCGAATCGTTTTGTTGAACTTGCTGTCCGGCTTTGTAACCATCCAGCTCCATTTTGGCATCCAACGCTTGTTGCTTAAGGTCCATTTCGTCTGCTTTAGTAGCCGCGCTGATCTGCACCTGCTTTTCCTTGAGCGCCAACTCTTGTGCAGCGAGTTGCTGCTCAGCCTGAAGCTTTTGCTGTTTGAGCTGGAGCTCGCCCTGCTTGATCTGGAGTTCTTGCTGTTGCATCTGCACAACGGGGTCTTGCTGTTGCTGCTGGGCTTGCTTTTGCGCGGTCTGCGCTTGGCTTTGCTGCAGAACCTGCTGCGCAGCTTGCGCCATCATTCCGGACAATGCGATCTCGATTTGCGGCGGCAACTGCTCGCCTTCGGGCGGCAGGGGCATGCCCAACTGTTGCTCAATTTTCTGGCGGTAGGCAAACCCTACATGTTCTGAAATGTGCGCCATCATGGCCGCTTGCATGGCGGGGGCCCGTGGGTTCTGCCCTACTAACTGCTGCATGATTGGGTCCTGCACCATGGCCGTGTGCACCTGAATGTGGGCCTTATGGTCTTGGTACTGGAACGCCTTGACGGGTTTACCCTTCAAAATGTTTTGGTTTTCAGACACGGGATCGGTCGGTTTTTGGTCTTCCTCCAACGGCACAAGTTTGTCGGCGTTCTTGATGCCCAGCACCTCCAGCATGCCCCGGTGCAGCTTGGGCAAGTCATAGATGTCAGGTGCTGACTGCGCCAACTGGATCACGGCTTGATACTGCACCACACGCTGGGACAGGGTGGCCGCGTTGGGGTCGCTCACGGGCAGGATGTCCACATGGCGGTAGTCGCTCTTCTTGGCCCGTGGGCCTTTCTCGCCGTCCGGCTCGTAGGTGTACGCGTCGTCTGTGTAGTCGCGGATGATGGCAGCCAATAACTGGAGTTCTTGTTTCAAGGTGAAGTGCACCCGCGCCTGCACGGCCGTCATCACTTTAAGTTGGCGCTCCAGCAAAGCAAGGGTCGAGCCCACAGGCGCATTGGCCCCCATGTCGCTAATCTTCATGTCGGCCGTCGCGGCAAACCGACGACCTTCTTCCACCACGGTGTTGAGCAACTGGTACAGCGTCTGGGACGGCTCTTTGTACGGTAGGGGCAAGATGTTGTCGCGGATCGTGCCCGAACCCACATCAACGTCGCGGAACTCGCCCGGAGCGATCGGCGTATCGTCTCCCTTGATCCGCAGACCCCGGGACTTCAAACCACCGGGCAAGTTGGACAGCGTGCCCGCGTCGATCAACTGGCGCATCAAGCTGGTGGCCGAGTTTGCAAACCCGCCGATCAGGTGGAACAGACCGAAGCCGTAGGCACCAAAGCCGGGGATGTACTGGTAGTGCACGAAGTGCTGGCGCTTTAAGTGAAGGTCGTCGTCTTCTTCCCAGTTGCGGCGCAGCGCCAGAACGGTGTTTGAGCCGCGAATGTAGGTCAAGACGTACGGCAGAGCGATCTTGACTTCTTCCCCGTCTTCGTCCGCTTCGGCTCGGGGGTCGCCTTTGACGATCAGTTCCACATGGGACTCATACAGCGTGAAGCGCTCGTCGTTCAGATCAGCAAAGCCGGTCTCTTTGTCCTTGGCCTTGTTGATCTCGTCGATCGCCTTGTCGGGAGAACCGATGTCCACGTCCCGGTAAAAGCCTGCTTGCTGGAGCTTTTTGATCTCGTTCTCGGTCTTGCGCATGACGTGCGTGACGCGATAGCAGCTCTGGATGTCCGAGGTGCCGTAGGGCAGCAAGATGTCTTCGGCAGGAATAAATACAGACGTTTGACGGCCGATATTGGGGTCGAAGTAGACCTTTTTGAACGCTGAACCCGTAGCTGGCAAGCTCCACAACATGCGCTCATGCTCTGGGCGGAACTCCTGCATGACCTCAGTCAGCTGGAAGTTCATGTCCTCTTGGACGCGCATGGCGGCGTCTTTCTTCTCGGGGGTCTCTTTACCCACGATTTTTGTGCGCACGGGGCCCATGGCCGGGAACGTCTCGGTGATCGTCTCTGACTGGAACCTGACAACGGCCTCGGTAATCATCGGGTGGAACACGCCGGACGCACCATCCCAAGGCTCGGTGCGCTCTTCAATCTGCAAGCCCAGCAGTTTTAAACCCGTGACGTAGGCTTTTTCCCACTCCTTGCGGGAGTTGCGGTCGTTGTCGATGTCGCTGTCGAGGTCGCTGACTATTGACGACAACTCGCCTTCGGACAGGTACTCGGCCAAGTTGGCATCAAAGTCATCGACGCTGGGCTCGCCCGGCTCGATGCTGATCTCTACGTCCCCCATGTCAATGTTGACCGCCTCCGGGTCAACAATCTCGATCTCGATCGGCTCTTCCATGTCGCCTGCGGCGTCAATGCCCGTGGGCTGCTGATAAAGGGCTTTGTCAATGTTGGTCGCCATGTGTGTTCCTAGTAGTACGCCGCCCTGCGGCGCATGAATGTGCGGTCTTCTTGCTCGTCCGAGTCAAGGGGGATAAACCCCCCCTTTCGGAAGCGTAACAGCGCCTGAGAGGTGGTGTCAACGTAGTCATCGTTCTCTCCGTTGGGGAACGACGCAACCTCTTCTATCACCTCACGGGCCCAGCGTGTGTCTGGGGCCCAGACCGTGCCCGACGAAAAAAGGTCGGACACCGCGTTTAGCCGTACAATTTTATCGTTACCGCGGCTGGGGCTAAACTCTTCCACCGGGATGCCCGTGGCCCGCAGCTCTTGGATCAACGGCGCACCAGCGGCTTTCTTCTCCACAATGAACGCGTCGGGGGACCACTCCTTGTAGTGCTTGAGGGCGATCGCCTTGAGCTCGGGGAAGGCCATCCGGTCTTTGAACGCATCGAGCAGGATCACCTGCGCCTTGTCGCCCTCTTCCTCGTTGTAGAACACGCCCCATGTGGTGCACGCGGAATAGTCGGCCGTGGTCTTGGTCTCAAAAGCCGTGTCCCAGCTCTGGATAACGTAGTCGCAGCGCGGCGGATCGTCGCCCGCCCAAATGCGCCAAGACTTGCGCGAGATGATGGCCGCGTTGTTGCTGGTGGGCTGCTGCATGTACTGGGCGTTCCAGTACTGGGGGTCAATGCTGGCCTTGGTGGACTTGAGGGTGGCCAGTGGCCACTGGTCGGGCCAGAGCGACTTCTCGTTGTCCGTGCCCTCGTTCAAAATGGCTGGAAGCTCCACGATCTCCCACGGTTCGGCGTCGGGGTTCTTGGCTTGGTAGTCGATCAGGCGTCCCGTCAGGTCCAGCTTGCCCCAGCGCGTCATCACGATGATGATCGCCCCGCCCGGCATCAGTCGCTGGAGCGGCCCGGTCTGGAACCAAGACCATGCAGTGTCGAAAGCCAGCCGTGAGTTGGCCTTAACGTCCTGCTCCGAGTGAGGGTCGTCAATAACGAACAGATCAGCACCACGACCAGCAAGAGCGCCGCCGACACCAGCAGCATAGTACTGACCACCAAGACTTGTAGACCACTTACCGGCAGCTTTTTGATCGTCGGCCACCAGCGTTTGGGGGAAAAGGCCATGGTAATCCTCATCAGCCAGCAAATTTCGCACGCGTCGGCCGAAGTCTTCGGACAGACCAGCAGTGTGCGTGCCCATGATGATCTTCTTCTCAGGGAAATTACCTAGAAAGAAGGCCGGGAACAGGTACGAGCTGAACTCGGACTTGCCCATACGAGGCGCAATGTTGATGATGACCCGCTTTTTCGTTCCGGCAATCACGTCTGAGAAGATTTTGGCCAGCTTCCTGTGGTGCGGCCCGATTTTGAACCCCGGATACACCGCCTTGGCAAACTCAAGCATGTTCGATCGGGACAGATTTTTCTGTTTATGCTCTTGCGCCTTGTCCAAAAGGTCCAATGCCTCCAACTTCTCGGCTGCAGTAAGCTTGCCGAGGTTTTTGAACAGCGCTGAGGCTTGTTCAGGCGTCAGCGGTGGGTTGGTTGTCATTTTGGATGGGGGTTGGCGTGACTTGCGTGATGTCCACAAGGTCCGTAACGTCGGCATCTGACACGTCCATGAACTTGGCCAGCTTCTCTTTAAGGCGCTGGTCGATCTCCGCTTCGGTCATATCAGTCTTCTTGACCTCGATCTTCTCGGTGAACAGGCCGATTTCCGTGACTTTGCCCAACAGGCCCAGCGCTTTGAGCCGGATGTTGGAATTGGGGTTTTCGCACTCCTCCAAAATCTTGGCCACCGCGTACCCACGCAGCTCTTGCGCTTGGTGCACAAACTCCCAGTCGTAGGCGGTCAGCATACCTACCAGATGGCGCACGGCTGCTGGGGTCTCTATCTTGGAGACCATCTCATGCTGGGTGGTGATGGGAGAGGCGGTTGTCAGCGCGGAGAAAGTTTGCCGCGCTTGCTGCTTTTCCAACTCGGAGACGGTCGTTTCGGCGTCAGGCACTCCCATTTCCTTGAGCCAGTCGTTGGTACTGATCTTGCCGTTCAGCAACTCAACGGGCGCGGCCTTCTCCGCTGGGGAGGGCGCTTGTGACTTGGGTAAAACTTCGGGGTCGAAGTCAATGAGGTGATCTAACATTTGGTCCTGACGGCTAAAGCCGGAGTTGCGGGTTGCTGTCCCGATGGCCGTAGTATATACTCACATCCGGCTTGGGTGCAACTTCGGTTGGTCCTTTGCTTCTCCTTGGGTTGAGAAACCCTTTAACCCTCCTTGGCAACACGGGGGGTTTTTTTACGCCTGAGTTTTTTGAAATTTTTTTAAAATTTTTTGCAAGGGCTGTATTTTTATACAGGGGGTGGGTGTTGGTTGTCTAGTGTTTTACAAAATGGTGGCTGTATTTTTAAAATAAGTATTAGGTATTACAAAGATGCTGGAAGCGGGTGGGGAACAGTGTTGTACTATGCGGCTGTGTCAAGCTCTAATATAGGCCCATGGGGGTACGGTGGGGTCTGGAAAGTGGCCTTTCTGCCTCGAAAACAGGGGGCTCATGGGCTATCGAATGGGGGTTGCCGGAAACTAGGGTTTGTCGAGTAGGGAATGGCCCTGCAAGACAACAACCCAACGGAGAAAATCCATGAAAAAACTGACCACAATCGAAACCGCCGTCAAAGCCTACTCTGACTTCCTGACTGCAGGCATCTCATACGGGGATGCTATGAGCAAAGCGGCCCAATCCCTTGGTGATACACCGTGTATCACGCTCCTTGAGGAGCTTGCAAAAGTCCATGCTACGAAGTACGGATGCAACTACACATGGAACACGGCGGGGACTGCCGTGTTCTACACCGGCGATGAATCCACCCGTGAGTCACGCCACGGTGCGGCGTTCCAATCGTGGAGACGCAACGTCATGGTGTGGTTCACCCCTGAGAAAGCCAAAGCCCCTGCCAAGCAACAGCGCATCAGCACGGCGGCCAAGGCTATGGCGATGGAGTTCCTTGGCAACTTCGAGGGCAAAGATCGTGCGGCGAAAATCAAAGCGGCCATCGCTTTGCTCAACGCCCTGAAGTAATCGGTGATACACGGCGTATCACCAACTTTATGCGTTTCTTGCATAACCTTCAACGGGCGCGGCTGGCCCGTTGTTCCTCCCCGTGTCAAACGCACTGGCCATGCGTGTCCTTTGGAGAAACTTCCATGAAAACCAATATAGATTACTTCGCCCGCCTACTCGAATTACAAGCCTACTGCTGGCGTACCGGCAAAAAGCGATGGGCTACAGCCCTTGGCCAAGCCTTGCGGGAGTACCGCATCGACAACCCTGATACACGCGACTGGTAAGGAAACTCTTTCAGCCCATTCCTAGCGTGGGCTGAAGGGGCAATCCTGCCCGACAAGGAGAAACTTCCATGCGTAACCTCAAGCAACCCACCACCGAAACAATCGCCCAATGGCGTGACCAAGCTGGCGCACTTTGGTGCGCTCAAATCCACTACCCCAAGGGTAAGCGTGACCCCTACTGGGTCGCAAGCGTGGCGATGGTAGGCACGACCGTCTCGATACCCTGTGCATCCATGTCCCAGCTCTGGCATGAGATCAACATACGCCAGCAACGCCCCTTGGACGGCTTCTGATCGGTGATACAGTTTGTATCACCACCTTAAAATAACCCAAAAAATAGTGTCCAAAAAGATTAGTCCAAGTTTTGCAGTACGGACGGCCGCAAACCCGCATGGTTGCGTGGCCCCGCTCAAAACTGTCTATCTATCTATCTATAAAAAAACTTTATAGTATAGAAGAATAGGTGTTAGTAGTAGGTGTAAACTCAGAAGCTCAGTTTGTTCAATTAACTTAAAGAAAGGTTCAGGCTATATATGTTTTTAAAAAAGATAGATAGCTGGACAAAAACAGCGCAAACCCAATGCCCATGCGGGTTTGCGACCGTCCAAACCGGGCGACATACGACTAACCAAATCGGACAGTTTTCTGACCAACCCATTATTTAAGGAGTTTTTCATGGATGAAACCATCAAATCATGGTGGCTTGACGTAAGCGAAGCCCGCTTGCGTGATCTCTTAACTGAGAAAAAGCTACCGTCTGTGTTCGTTGGGCAGATCGTGGCCCGTGTGCAAGAGATGAAATCCGAGCGCCGAAAAGCCCGCATCAAAGCCACCACCGTGGCCAACAGTTGGGAGGCACTACTCGCGGCGGCAAGAGCCGAGCGCCAGACTGTGTACGTTCGCAAGACCCAGACCAAGAAGCTAACGCCGGACGATCAGCGCAAGTGGGACGCCTTGTGTGCCTACGAGACAGCGATCACCGGCGTGATCGAACGCTTGGTCAAGGTGCGCGACAGTTCGGAGCACACGCCTAAACAGTTCGTGGCCTATCTCAAGGAGGAGACGGGTCGTGTCATACCCCACAACGGAGAGCACTGGACGGACTACGTGAAGGCAAGCGACAGGCAACGCATCACCGCTGTGTTCGACTCCCTGCCCCAACCGCCCCGAGGCAAACGCAAGACCCCGTTTGAGCGCCGCATGACCAAGCCCCAACACAAGGCGCAAAGTTTTGCACTGGCTACGGAACTGGTCAACGCCATCGCCAGTGCCGAGCGTGAGTACGAGGTGACGCAAGACCCGGACACCAAAGCCAAGCTAGACCGCCAGCTTGATGATATGTACAGGGCGCAACACGTACTGGACAGCAACCCACCCGCAGTCCTACCACGCACATGGCACGGCCTTATCAAATAACCACGGTGATACACGGTGTATCACCAACCACTCAACCATGCAACGCCGCCCGCATGGTGGAGCCTACCTCAACGGGGCGGCAAGGAGAAACATCCATGACAACACTGACCGGACACCAGATCGAAGCGGCTCGCCTCTTAATTCTGCGCCAGATGCTCAAGCTGGAGATGCTAGGCATGAGTAAGTCCCGTGGGCCAACGGCCTACTCAACGCTCAAGATGATGGGGTACGAGGGCACACGCAAGAGTGTGCTCGCCCAGCTTGACGCATGGCGTGACAACTTACTTAACCAAGGAGAAAGCAAATGAGGATCGAAGACATACCCGCCGAGGCATGGACACTACCGCCCACGCCTGTACCGACCAAGGTTGTGGTAACGCACGACTGGCCTGCGCTGTACCAGACGATGCAAGCACAAGGCTTTGTGATCATAGAGAGCGATCAGATACGCAAGACTTCCACTGGCGTCACCGAGTCTGTGCCAGTCAAGAGTTTCAACACGTACCTGCACCAGACGCTAAACGTACGCCTAAAAACCAAACGTATCAGCGCCCATCGCTGGTACTGCACACTTTAATCACAAGGAGAAAGCAAATGAAAGCAATGGACTTAGACCACGACATGCTGTTATCAGCGGCACTACTGATGGAGCGTGAGGGCGGTAGCTTTGCAGGGCACATAGCCCGTGCGTTCTACGTAGCGGACACCACCAACAGAGAGCGCCTACTCACGGCGTTCGGGGACTTGTTCTGCAAGTTCTACCGCCAACACCGCATGGATCAGCTCATCAAAGGAGAAATGTAATGAAAGACCAACACTTTTTTGCCGCAAGCGTAGCGACATGGGCCACAACCAACGAGACGCGAGACTTGCCCGCACTGCTCGATCTTATGAACGAGGACGGGTACACCTACAACCTGTTCAGTGTGCCCGTACCGCACACCACTGAGTACGACATCAATATGTTCCAGCCCCAAGTGCCGGGCACTGAGTGGCTTGGCACATTCACAGTACCAAAGAAGAAAGGACGCAAATGAACTACGACCTCAACACCAAAGCGGGCATGAGCAACGCAGTCAAGTGGACACGCAACATGTTCGACACCGTCAAGGATGGCGGTATATGGATGGTGCCTCGATCAATGACGATGGTGCGTATCAACCACACCGACAAGACTGCAACGATTGTCGTTGGCATGACGCCAGACCCATCCCTCAAACGCGTCATCGAGGCGATGGGCTGGACTGTTGTCGTTGAGTGAATCCGTGATACAGGGTGTATCACAGCGCCTTGATGGGTGGCGACCATACCCATCACTTCCTAAAATCTGAAACTGGAGAAAGCAAAATGCCTACATGGAAAGACAGAGTTGAAGCACACCACTTCATGGACTACGTATTCTTCGCCGCCGCACGCATCGTCTCTGACGGTGTGCATGAGCGCATCAGCTACGGCAACTACCGCCTCGTTACACCGGGTCGCGAGTGGTTCAACCAACAGCGCACACGCCACAGCCTGCACCCTGCTGTGTTCGACATGATGACCGAGCACAAGTATCGTGCCGAGGACTGGCAGCAACTGTTGCTTGAGTGGCCACACAAGGCGCTGACTGACCCCAACCGCATAGCCTACACACGCAACGAGCAGTCCGCTATGCACAACGGCGACAGCGATGCCAAGGCTGTCGTGACCACCATCGGTAAGTACTTGACGCGTCACTTCCCTGACGCACCATCGAACCTGATCCGGGACATCGGTGCCAAGTACACGTATGGTGGCTCGACCATACTCACCAAGGAGATGGACAAGATGGTTCACGCTGTGATACACGGGCCTCGCTCATGTATGAGTTCGAGCTTCGACATCATGTGCCATGACAAGCAAGAGCGCCACCCTTACGAGGTGTACGACCCATCGCTTGGCTGGGGCATGGCTGTGCGGACTGACACTGACGGCATGGTGCTGGGTCGCTGCCTTGTGCACGAGAGCGAGGATGGTGACAAGGGGTTCGTGCGCTCATACAAACGAGAGCGTGAGTACAGCTCGCACTCAGGTGCTGACGAGGCTATCGAGGCGTATCTCAAGGGCTTGGGTTATGCCAAGTGGCGCGGCTGGCCTGACCACATCCACATCATGCGCTACCCGCTACGGCGTGACGGGTTCCTCATGCCATACATCGACGGCGGCAACCAGCACGTTGTCGAGGAGGACGACACCTTCCACATCTCCGACTACAACGGGTACGAGGCGTGCAGCACAAGTGGGCACATCAACGGCCACACCTGTACCTGCGATGACTGCGGCGAGGGCATGGACGAGGACGACAGTTACTCGATCGGCTATGGCGGCGACAGTACAGTCGGCCCGTGTTGCATCGACAACTACACGAGGGTGAATGGCCGCAGGCGTCACGAGTATTACGTGCACAACGAGAACGCAGTGCAGACGCAAGAAGGTGACTGGTACGACAGCGACTGGCTTAGCGACAACGACATCGTGGAGCTGCATGACGGTGACTACACGCACAGTGACAACGCTGTGTATGTCGAGTCCTGTGATGCGTACTACCATACCGATGACGATGACATCTGCTACACCGAGGACAGCAATCAGTACGAGCTCAAAGATGACTGCTGGCAGTGTCAGGACTCATACAACTGGTACACCGATGACACCGACAGCGTAGAGGTGGATGGCTCCCTGTACCACCCCGACCATGCGCCTGAGCCAGAGCAAGCCGAGCTAGACCTTGAGACAACAACCAACGAAACTGATGGAGAAACCAAATGAACAAACACACTATCCTGTACAAGACTCTTGCCCGTGCGCTCTCGATGATGCGCCCACACAACAGCGAGGGTACACGCCGCTTGACTGACTGGCTTGAGCAACGTGTCCCTGCTGATGCTCGCATCAAGCGCGATGCTGCTGGCAACCTGCACGTTGACACGCGGCTCAACTCATCCAACCGGACGCTGTTCGTTGCGCACGTTGACACTGTGCACCGCAAGGAGGGCCCCAACAAGATCAAGCAGACGCCTACCTACTGGTACGCTGACGGTGCAGCTTTGGGGGCCGATGATGGCGCGGGTGTGGCGATGCTCATGCACTTGATGCACAGCGGTGTGCCTGCCTACTACATCTTCACGCAAGGTGAGGAGTGCGGCGGTATCGGTGCTACGCATCTGGCCAAGCATGACGCCAAGCTACTGGCTGAGTTCGACCGGGCGATTGCGTTTGACCGCAGGGGTATCGACAGTGTCATCACACACCAAGGCCGTGGGCGCTGCTGCTCTGATGCGTTTGCCGATGCCCTCAGTGCCGCGCTCAACGAGGACATGACGCTGATGTACCTGCCCGACAACACAGGGGTGTATACCGACACGGCCGAGTTCATCGAGGTCATACCCGAGTGCACCAACATCAGCGTGGGCTACTACTCTGAGCACAGTGACAAGGAGTCGCTCGACATCGTCCACTTCCAAGCACTGGCCGATCGTGTGGCGCTCATCGACTGGGACTCCCTGCCCACTGACCGTGACCCAACTGTGGTGGAGTACATGGACTGGGGGTACGGCGCATACGCAGGGACTCCCCTGACGGGTGTCAGTTCTGCCTATGCAAGCGACTGGACTAAGTGGCATCACCTTGATGATGCCGACTATGACCATGACTCTTACACCATCGAGCTTCAGGAGGCTTTGTACGATGCGCAAGCTGGCAGTAAGCAGTGGCTCATTGAGATGATGTGTGAGTCCGTGTGGCCCGAAGACCCAGAGATGGCCGAGCGCCTGATTGACCGCAACAAGATCGACGAGCAGGTGCTTGCCACTGCGCTCAAGAACAGCGCAACGTATGACCCCACAGCAGTGCTGGCCGAGATATTCGACCAGTCCTACGCCGTGTAATCAACCCGCTGGTGATACGTGGTGTATCACCAGCACAACCCGAAGGAGAACGTAAATGAAAAAAGTAAGTGACTCGGCCAAAGCCGCTGCTGTGATGCACTTTGTATCTGACAGCGGAAACACGGCCCTCACGCCAGAGATGGCGGTGGAGTTGTTCAACGAGTTGGGCCAGACCTTCGGCCCGATCAATGACGTGCTAGACAAGTACGAAATGACGCGCTGGAGTAGGTACGACAATGTGAGCGACGCTGAGTGGTGGGAGCAGCTTGAGTTGCTGGCGCATGTCATCGACGCCATGTTCGACTACTTTGAGTTTCCACCACAGGAGTTTTGACCATGCCCAAATACAAAGGCCCTGCAAAGCCTATCCCCACATACCGTGAGCCCATCACCGACAAAGGTGAGCGCATCATTTTTCTACTGCTGGCCATCTTCTTGGCCGTGTTCCTTTACTTGGAGAACTGAATGAAAACACTAGAGCAACTACACGCGGAGCTTGAGCAGGCTATCAAGGACTGCGACCGCTACGCTAGACCCGCACATCAGGTGCGCAACTGCCCCTCTGACCTGCAAGACGAGACCCAAGCATGGCGGCGTAGGCAGAACATAGAGTACCAAATACAACAGCTAAAAAAGATGTTGACAAATGTCTAGCACTTGACAAACAATAACCATTCCCAAGGAGAAAACTATGAACATCGCAGCAACAAAAACCATGCCGTGGATACCGGTAGGGCATCCCGACTTTAAGTGGAACAGTGGGGCTGACGTGCAGGCGCTGTGGCGCAAGTACGGATGGGCTCCACCCTCGGAGAAGCTGGCCCCACTGCCCCCGGAGAAACCCCCTGTCATTGCCAACACCACTGAGCCGTGGTTCGCTGTGCCTCGCATCCATCGCCGCAAGTAATCTTTCCCTATCAACAAAAGGAGAATCTCATGCCTGATATTGCAACTGCTTTACGCCAAGCCCTCGACGATTGGGAGCCGCCTGCCTCGCCCCCTGTGCCCGAGCCTGCCAAGCCCTACTTCACTGTGACCAACAACGTGACCCGCATCACGTTCAACTTCGTGCGGGACAACCCCGGTATGACCCGCAAAGAGGTCGCTCTTGCGTTGGCCAAGCAAGGCTACAAGGCCGGTTCTGTGTCCTCACTGCTTGGGCAGATGCTCAAGCAAGGCCTGATGCGCGAGAGCGCACACCTGCTGTACGTTACAACCAACGAGTACACGCCGCTCAAGTCAGCTAGGGCACTCAAGGCGCAGGCTTCGAAGCCACAAGCACAGCAGCGCAAGATCGTCACCATCACTCGCAAAGCAGCGCCCGTTGCCGAGCCTACCCCGGAGGTTAAACAGTGGTCACCGGACGATGTCATCGACAAGCTGACTGTGCATCAAGCCATCGCACTGTTCAAAGCATTGCGTAACGTCTTGGTGGGGTGAAGCATGACCAACTGCAAGCAACACATGTGGGAGCCTGTTGAGGGCCAACCTTTGTACAAGTGCGCCCGATGCGGTGCTTTTCTGAGGATCATCAAATGACTGACAAACAGGAAGAGGCGTTGCGAGATTACTGGAGAAGCCATGACCCCCGAAGAACGCGAGAAGGCCATTAAGCGCAAGCCGTGGAAGTTCTGCCGCAAGTGCAAGTGCGACATCAAGTCGCCAACTCAATACTGTTATGACTGCTACAAGGGTCATAACTTTACCGCCAGCCCGTATGGGCTTATCAACGCAAACAAGGCGTTTAAATTCGTACCTTCGGAGAACAGATGATGAAAGAAAAATGGCTATTCCCCGGAGCAGTAGTTCCGGTGGATGTTGAAACGACAGCCGCGCTGGTGGCTGAGATACACAGGCTGATTGACGTTGTGGGCGGCTTGGCGCTGGCTACGCCAGCACTAGTGCAGGAGCCTGTGGCTTGGGCGGTGCATTACAACGGCCCCATTCCGTTGTTTACAAAAACAAAAGCTGAAGCAGAGGCGTGGGGAGGAAACCACATTCTTCCCCTCTACACCACCCCACCCGCAGCACAGCAGGAGCCGGTGGCGTGGGCTGACATGGATGTTCGCGGCGAAGATAAAGGATTGTCGTGGACGCCGGGGCACTTTCACACGCAGCCGCTCTACACCACCCCACCCGCAGCACAGCGGCAGCACGTGACAGACGGCTCTCTTTGTTGGTGCGAACCAGAAACCATCTACACAGACCCAGAGACAGGCGCGTCTGTGATTGTTCACAAGGGGCCGCAATGACAACACCAGAGCAACTGATGACGCAAGAAGAACTCGCCTTACGTTGGAAGATTAGCGAGGCTACCTTGGAGCGCGACAGATCACTCAAGCAGGGATGTCGATACCTCAAGCTGGGCGGTCTGATTCGTTACCGCATTCAAGATGTGTTGGATTATGAAGTAGCCTGCACGCATGAGCCGAAAGTCAAACTCAAGGAGAAGAACACATGACCCCCAAACAGGAAGAAGCGTTGCGAGATTATTTGCGTGAGGCTGTCGTGCCGCTGATTGAAGATGTGCTGACCAAGAAACTGGGGCAAGCCATGACATTTGCAAAAGAAGAACTTGCACAGCCGAAACGTGATTGGCGAGGGCTAACTGAGGATGAGCGCGATACGATTTTGAGATCAGAGAGCAGCATCTTTGACATGACCGAAGCTATTTTAAAAGCCAAAAACACATGACCCCTGAAGAGCGCGAAAAGGCTATTAAGCGCAAGCCGTGGAAGTTCTGCCGCAAGTGCAAGTGCGACATCAAGTCGCCAACTCAATACTGCTATGACTGCTACAAGGGTCATAACTTTACCGCCAGCCCGTATGGGCTTATCAACGCAAACAAGGCGTTTAAATTCGTACCCTCGGAGAACAGATGATGACTGTATTTGAACTGATTGAAGCCAACGGGCTGACCCTGCATGGCGACATTGAACACTTTGCCGAGCTGGTGCGTGAAGACGAGCGCAAACGAGTAACCAACATGTTGCTGTATATGCACAACAAAGCTGCTGCGTATCACAACTATTACAAGCACGCGGCGATTGAATTGAACCGTAAAACTGGTGAAGGAGAATTAGTATGACTGCATCTTTATACAACTGTGGACACTGCGGTAGACCGCAAATCGTGGGAAGCCCTTGCCTGTGCTGGAGGCAGGGCAACGAGATGATTTCAATTGAGAAGTTGGGCGTGGCAGTCAGCGACTTTATCGGCCAGCATGGGTTGGTATGGTCTGACGCTTTAGTTGAAGCGTGGCAAGAAGCCGAGGCGGACTACACGGATGAGATGACCCGTGCAATGGCACAGCCAGCCGTACCAGATGCCATTGGGCCAAACGAGGACGAACTTCCTGCATATGCAGCGGGTTGGAACGACTGCCGCCAAGCAATGCTGAAAGCGAGGGAAGCATGAAACCAACAAACAAACTGCGCTTTGTTGAGCGCACTGAGCCAATAACCGAGACCACAGGAAAACGGGTTCGCATCCTCCAGCAATGGTGGGCTTTTGATGAGCTGTTTGAAGACGTGGAAATTGGTGACTGGCGCGATGTGCCAGTGGAGGCAGAAGAAAAAGAGGAGAAGCCATGACTGAAGAAGACGAAGAATTCAATCGCATTGAGCGTGAAGCTACCATGCGTATGAAAGCCGTATCTGCAACCACTAAAACACAAACTATGAGAACCAACACCACGGCTTCACTGCGCACACTGCTAAGAGTCAACCCTGACGGGCTGGATGTTGGCACAATGGCCAACCATCTTGAGCGTGAGCCCAGCAACATTCGTAAACTACTCAGCACAATGCCTGACGCATACATCGACAGATGGGTGCGCCAAAGAGGTAACCCGCCGACAGCCGTCTGGTGTGTCGTTGTACCACCAGAGAATTGCCCCAAACCCGAAAACCAAAGAAGGAGAAAGTGAAATGGAACAAAACGTAAACGGAGTAACTGCTGATGACATCCAAGTCAGCGGCAACCACTACAAGGACATGCCGATCCAGCCGTGGCACATCATGGAGGCCGTGCTGACGCACGAGGAGTTCATCGGTTTCCTCAAGGGCAACGTGATTAAGTACAGCCTGCGTGCTGGGCGCAAGGACGGCAGCGATGACGCTGGCAAGGCCAAGCACTACATGCAAAAACTCAAGGAGGTGCAGCATGGCTGATACCCCCGAGAAGAAGGTCAAGAACGCAGTGCGCAAGATGCTGGACCGCTTGGGCATCTACTACTTCATGCCTCCGGGCATGGGGCTTGGGCGCTCGGGGATACCCGACATCATCGGTTGCAAGAACGGCAAGTTCATTGCCATCGAGTGCAAAGCCGGTAAGGGCAAGGTAACTGCGCTGCAAGAGCGTGAGTTGCTCGCAATCTGTAACGCTGGCGGGTTCACGTTCGTGGTGAACGAGACCTGCCTTGATGAACTTGAAATGAGGATACTGCTATGGATAAGCTGACACAAGACTCGTGGGACAAAACAATAGCGGCCTTGAGCAACAGCGATGAGGGGCTGCGCGATCACTTCGGGAAGTTGATCCTGCTGCTGGCCAAGTGCTACAACGAAAACACCCCCCACAAAGCCGTTGTGATCATCGACACTGGGGAGTCACTGATGACGTTCTGCGCTGGCGCTGACGAGATGGAGTGGACCGAGATGGTCGGTCACGCACACGATATGGCGCAAGCAATGCTGCTGCGCGATGCACCACCCAAGGAGATGTTTAATTGAGCGCACCATACAACCGCATCATTGCCGTGGACTTTGAGACACGGTGGGACAGCAAGGACTACACGTTGTCGAAGATGACAACAGAGGAGTACATACGTGATGTTAGATTCAAAGCATTTGGGTGTTGCTTCCACGAGTATGGAAGTTCTGATCCAATCGTGTGGGTTGGAGGACGCGACCTACCTGAGTACGTTGATGGAGTGGACTGGAGCCGAACCGCAGTGCTTGCCCACAACGCACAATTCGATGTTTCAATTTTATGCTGGCGGTACGGAATTGCCCCCGCCTTCATCTTCGACACGCTATCGATGGCGCGAGCTATGCGCGGCGTTGAAGTTGGCAACAGTCTCGCCAGACTTGCAACAGATTTTGGTCTTCCCGAAAAAGGGAGAGCCGTACATAACACGAACGGTCTCATCAAACTATCACCTGACGTGGAGTTTGAACTTGCGGAATACTGCAAGCACGACGTGTTCTTGTGCGAAGAAATCTTCGAGAGACTGATCCCCGGCTACCCCGCCAAAGAACTGCGCCTGATCGACATGACCTTGCGCATGTACACCAACGCCTGCCTTGAGCTCGACCGGGAGATGCTCATCAAGGCGCTATCAGAAGAAGGAGAAAAACGTGAAGGCTTACTTAAACAACTCGGCATCGAGGAATCTGCGCTTGCGTCGAACCCTAAGTTTGCGGAGGTACTCACGCTCATGGGCGTCAATCCCCCTACGAAAGTCAGTAAAACAACAGGCAAGGAGGCGTTTGCTTTCGCAAAGAATGACGCGCTATTTCAAGCGCTGCTCAACGGTGGGCGTGAAGACGTTGCCCTTCTTTGTGAGGCGCGTCTTAGGGTCAAGTCTACAACCGAGCGCACGCGTGCGCAGCGGTTCTTGGACATATCGGGCAGGGGTCCGCTCCCGGTACCGCTTAGCTACTACGGTGCAGCTACGGGCCGCTGGACTGCGGCCAAGGGCAGCGCCATCAACATGCAAAACCTCAAGCGAGGTTCGTTCTTACGCAAAGCAATCATGGCACCGCTGGGGAGCCAGCTTGTGGTCGGGGACCTTTCACAAATTGAACCGCGAGTCCTCGCGTGGTTGGCGGATTACGAAGATATGCTCGACATCTTCCGGTCTGGCAGTGACGCTTATGCCGCTTTCGGTGCTCAGATGTTCAACATACCCGGCCTTTCAAAAGAAAGTCATCCAGACCTTAGACAATCTGCAAAGTCGGCACTGCTTGGCTGTGGGTACGGGCTTGGTTGGGCGTCTTTCGCTGCCCAGCTTCTCGTTGGATTCCTTGGCGCTCCTCCCGTACGCTACGATAAATCGTTTGCGAAGAAGCTCGGTGTGGACGCCGCCTACATCGACCGTTTCGTTGGGTGGGACGAGAATGTTAAGAAGCTCCGGGAGATTCCCCACACCTGTACGGAACGTGAGTTGCTGATCCACTGCGTCGCGGCCAAGAAGATCATCGACATCTACCGCAGCACAGCGCACCCGGTGGTGAGCTTCTGGGATATGTGCAGCAAGCTGATGGAGAAGTCGCTTTACGGCGGCGAAGAGGTGGTGTATAAATGCGTTACGTTCAGAAAAGAAGAGATCGTCTTGCCCTCGGGCATGACCCTCAAGTATCCGAACTTACGTAACGAATACGACAAAGAAACAAAGCAACGCAATTGGGTGTACGGGGAAGCAGGCGTCAAGCCTACCAAGCTGTACGCGGGGAAGATAACAAACAACATTGTGCAGGGAACTGCGCGTGTGGTGATGACAGACGGCATGCTACGGGTGGACAAGAAGTACCCCGTGGTGGGCACAGTGCATGATGAGTTGCTCTGTGTCGTGCCTGACGCTGAGGTCGAGGGAGCCAAGGACTGGGTGCTGGAGCAGATGATTGCACAGCCCAAGTACATGCCCGGCATCCCGCTGAACTCAGAGGTCGGTGCACACCGCCGTTATGGACTGGCAAAGGGGTGATATGACTTACGCAGAGTTTTGGGGGTTTGTATATGACGAGTGCATGTACGAAACCATATACGACGACTCCGATGGACGCGCCATCGTTGTCATCCGGATGCTGGACCTTTGGGGTCTGGCCAACAAATTTAAACAGAAGGAGAAAGCAAATGAAGCAACTGACACTACCCAAGAAGATCAAAGTGGGGGACAACTGGTACAGCGTGGAGATCGCGGAAGCGATGCGTGAGCGTCTGTACATGGGTGAGGTGCACTACGCCAAGCGCACCATTACCTTGGCGCGTAAGTCGTACCACGGCATACCGCTCAAACTCTCGGCCCTACAGGAGACGTTCTGGCATGAGCTGACGCACGCCATCCTTGAGAGCATGGACCGCCCTGACCTGAACAACGACGAGAACTTCGTCGAAGAGTTCAGCAACAGGCTCAGCAAAGCAATTCAATCTGCGAGGTTCTGATGACAGTCAAATGGTCACACTCTGCGCTCAAGGACTACGAAGGTTGTCCCCGGCGGTACAACGAAGTGAAGGTGCTCAAGAACTTCCCGTTCACTGACACACAAGCTACGCTGTACGGCAAGGAGCTGCACTCGGCCGCCGAGCACTACATCAAGGACGACACGCCACTGCCGCCTCAGTTTGAGTTCGTCAAGGACATGCTCGATGCGCTCAAGGCCAAGCCCGGTCGCAAGCTGTGTGAGCACGAGATGGGCGTCACGTCCGACCTGCGCCCTTGCGGGTTCATGGACAAAGATGTGTGGGTGCGCGGCATTGCCGACTTGCTCATCATCGACGATGACAACTTGACAGCTCGCGTGGTGGACTATAAAACGGGCAACAACAAGTACCCTGATCGGGAGCAGCTACGGCTGATGGCTTTGATGGTGTTCGTGCACTTCCCGCACATCCGCAAAGTCAGCGGTGGTTTGCTGTTCGTGGTCAAGAATGACTTGGTCAAGGCCAGCTTCTTGCGCGGTGAAGCCGAGGAGTACTGGTGGGATTACCGGACACGCGTCGCCCGCATTGAAAAGGCGCATGAGACCGGGGTATGGAACCCCAAGCCCACACCGCTATGCGGGTGGTGCGTTGTTAAAACCTGTGAACACAACCGAAAGAGAGATTGATATGGCACAAGACCCCAGCAAACGGAACTACAAAAAAGAATACGCCGAGTTCCACGGCAAGCCCGACCAAGTGGCCAAACGAGGTGCGCGAGTGAAAGCCCGCCGCATCATGGAGGCCGAGGGCACAGCCAGCAAAGGCGATGGCAAGGATGTGGATCACATCAAGCCGCTCAAGAGTGGCGGTACATCCGCCCGTGGCAACTTGCGAATGCGCAGTGTTGCAAAGAACCGCGCCAGTTCAAAATAATTACACGGAGAAGTAATGGACATCATCGACAACAAGGCCGTTGTCTTCAGAACGCGCAATCCCGACAAGTACCGCATCATCCCCAAGCACAAAGTCATCGAGCGTGATGATGGCAGCTTCGATGTTGCTGTGTACTGGGGCTTGGACGAAGCGCGTGTTCTGAAGAACCTCGGCGTGAAAGACATTCAGTCGCCCATCACTCGGCGCTATGACTGGCCGGGGCGTTACAAGCCGATGGCCCACCAAGTGGACACCGCATCGTTTCTGACGATGCACAAGCGTGCGTTCTGCTTCAACGATCCCGGCACAGGCAAGACGCTTGCGGCGCTGTGGGCCGCTGACTACTTGATGAAGCTGGGCTTTGTGCGGCGTGTGTTGATACTGTGCCCACTGTCGATCATGCACTCAGCATGGCTCAGTGATCTGAACAACAGCATCATCCACCGCTCGGCCATCGTGGCGCATCACACCAAGTCATCACGCCGCATCGAGATGATCCAGCAGGACTACGAGTTCGTGATCTGCAACTATGACGGGCTGAACCTGATTGCCGATGAGGTCATCAACGACGGCCGCTTTGATCTGGTGATTGTCGATGAGGCCAACGCCTACAAGACCGTGACCACCAAGCGCTGGAAGACGCTCAAGTCGATCCTCACGCCCAAGACCCACCTGTGGATGATGACGGGCACACCCGCCTCGCAGTCACCTGCTGATGCGTACGGGCTGGCCAAGCTGGTCAACCCCGACAACGTGCCGCTTTTCTACACAGGATGGCGTGACTCGGTGATGAACAAGATCACGCTGTACAAGTGGGCCCCCAAGCCTGATGCGCGTGACCGGGTGTTCAATGCGCTGCAGCCAGCGATCCGGTACTCCAAAGACCAGTGCCTTGACTTGCCGCCAGTGATGACGCTTACCCGTGAGGTGCCGCTGACTCCGCAGCAAGCCAAGTACTACAACCTGCTCAAGGACCAGATGCTGGTGCAAGCCGCAGGAGAGGTCATCACAGCGGTCAATGCCGCTGCTATGCTGAGCAAGTTGCTGCAAGTCAGTTGCGGCGCGGCGCTCACGGACACCAAGGAGGTGGTGGAGTTTGACGCGGGCCCACGGCTTGGCGTGCTGGAAGAAATTCTGGAAGAGACCTCCCGCAAGGTCATCATCTTCGCGTTGTTCCGCGCCAGCATCGAGACCATCCAGAAGCACCTGACATCCAAGGGAATCACCAACGAGTGCATCCACGGCGGCGTGTCTGCGAACAAGCGCGGCGACATCATCCACCGCTTCCAGACCGACCTTACCCCAAGGGTGCTGGTGATGCAGCCACAGGCCACAGCGCACGGCATCACGCTGACTGCCGCTGACACCGTGGTGTTCTACGGCCCGTTGATGAGCGTTGAGCAGTACATCCAGTGTATTGCCCGTGCCGATCGCAAGGGGCAGGACTCCGACAAAGTGACAGTTATCCACATCCAGAGCTCCCCCGTGGAGTCCAAGATGTTCAAAGCCCTCGGTGCGAAAGTAAGCGATAGCAGTTTGTTGACCGAGATGTTCACTTTGGAGATTAACTCGTGACGGAAGAACTTACACGTGAGTACCTGCTAACAAAGTTGGCGTATGACCGCAGCACAGGATTCTTCACATGGCGCGAAACCAAGGGGCGTGCGCGTGCAGGCATGCGTGCGGGCAACACCAACTGGAACGGCTACAGACGAATAAAAGTAAGTGGTCGCTTCTATGCAGAACACCGTTTGGTGTGGCTTGTCGAGCACGGTGAATTCCCCACACAAGAGATCGACCACCGAGATCGTGTGCGCGGTAATAACCAAATAGACAACCTTCGTTTGGTGTCTCGAAAAACAAACATGGAGAACACCGGCACAAACACACGCAACAGCTCGGGTTTCAAGGGCGTTGGCTTTTCAAAAGCCACGCAGAAGTGGCGTGCGTTCATTGGGCACAACGGAAAAATAAAAGCGTTGGGGTATTTCCCTACGCCCGAACTGGCACACGCGGCATACCTAGAGGCCCGCAAAAAATTTTTTGAAATAAATTCTTGAAAGGGGGTTGCGCCAAGAAAAAAGCCATGTAAACTGTATAACGCTTGACAAAAAACACAGGAGAAAGCAATGACTGAAGACATCGAAGAAGCACCGGAAGTCGAAGCAATTCCGCTCGACAAGCTGGTCGCCATCCACGCCAAGATCAAGGCCAAGCAAGCCCAGCTCGACAAAGCGCTGGCTGACCTTGAAGAACAGCGCGAAGCAATTCGCCTAGCCATCAAAGACCAGATGAAGGCCCTCGGCCTGACATCGGTCAAGACTTCCTCTGGAACCGTGTCGTTGATGAAATCGACGCGCTACAACACGCAGGACTGGGACTCGTTCAAAGCATTCGTGCTTGAGCATCAAGTCGTAGACCTGTTGGAAAAGCGCATCGCCCAATCCAACATGGCGCAGTTCTTGGAAGAAAACCCCGGCGTTCTGCCGCCGGGTTTGAACTCAGTCACTGGGTTCGACATTCGTGTAACCCCCATCCGAAAGTAACGCAATCATGAGTAACATTACGCTTTTCAATTCGTCCAACGTCCCCGCATTTGCTCGTAACAACGAGTTGTCTGACACAGCCAAGGCCCTGACGGGCGGCGGTGCTGGTGTATCGACCAAGCGCATCTCCATCAAAGGCGGCGTGTTCCGTCTGGTGGCAGGTGGCAAGGAAGTCGCCGCCATCGAAGACCGTCACCTTGACATCATCATCGTTCGCGCTGCCCCCAAGGTCAGCCGCATCTTCTACGCTGGCGCTTACAACGCTGACGCGATCGTGCGCCCTGACTGCTGGAGCAACGACGGCGAGAAGCCTGATGCAAGCATCACAGCCCCACAAGGCGCTACTTGCATGGGTTGCCCACAGAACGAAGCCGGTTCCGGTAACGGCAACAGCCGTGCCTGCCGCTTCCAACAGCGCCTTGCTGTTGTGCTGGCCAACAACCCTGAAGGCGATGTGCTGCAACTGACACTCCCCGCTACCAGCATCTTCGGCAAGGAAGATGGCGACAAGCGTCCCCTGCAAGCCTACGCCCGCTTCTTGGCAGCGCAGACACCTCCGGTTAATCCCGAGCAGATCGTCACGCGCATGAAGTTCGACACCAAGGCCGAGGCTCCCAAACTGTTCTTCGCGCCTACGCGCTGGCTGACAGACGACGAGTACCCGATCGCTGTGTCGCAAGGCGACTCTGACGATGCCAAGAAGGCTGTGACCCTCACCGTGGCTCAAGCTGACGGCGTGAAGGCCCCACCGATGACCATCCCCGGCGCTGCTCCCAAGCCCGTTGCCAAGCCCATGGGCGAGATGATGGACGAGGACGACACTGCCGCGATGGCCGCAGTCAAAGCGGCCAAGCCCAAGGCCAAAGCCAAAGCTGAGCCCGTTGCAGAAGCTGAAGACGAACCCGAAGTGCGCAAGGAGACAGCCAAGGCTGCCGCCGTGCCCGCCAAGAAGTCCAAGCTGGCTGACATCGTGTCCGATTGGGACGACGAGTAAAAAGAATCGGGGCGCTGGCGTGGCCAGCGGCGCAGGCAACTGCGCGTCGCAGTAACGGTGCCCCACCTAAACACCATGGCAATCATCTTTCCAGCCAACACAAAAGGCCTGACTGCTGGCGCTATGCGTCAGATCAAGCAGCACGGTTCCACGACTGCTGCCGGTGGGTGGCACTCGATGGACACCCTGTACGAACTTGCCGCTGATACCGGCATCTACTTAAATCAACGCGAACCACTGGGGAAGTACATGACAGCACTAGCGCAAGCAAAAGAAGACGCCAAGGAGATGACGGAGGCGCTTCTCAAAAACACAACCGCTATGGTTGAGCAAGCCAAAGAGGCTCACAAACAATTGAGCGACATCAACGGCAAACTGCGTGATGGCGCAGAAAAACTTGGGCTGGCTATTGAGAAGTTCAACAAGGTAGCGGGTAATACAAACTTTGCGGAGACCGCCAAACAGGCTGAGTCGCTTGTCACAAGTCTGGAGCGCTTGGCTGCGCTGGAAGCATCAGGCGTGTTGGACAAAGTGATGAAGGCCATGGCCAAGTGATATGGCTTACTCGCAGAAAATCATTGACGACGTGATGAATACTCCCAAGTCTCTGGGCAACCAGCTTGGGCGTTGGGCTATCCACTTGGATTTTCCCGTCACTAAAATTGCCTACGCCCTCGGCGTCACACGGCAGACCGTCTACAACTGGTTCAACGGATCAGAAGTCTTTGTCGCGTACCGCCACCGCGTGGAAACCCTTTTAACAATTATGCAGTCCTCGCAGCACGCTGACGAGGCATGGAGACGTATATGTCACGAGTACAACCTGAAACCCTGAGCAACGAAGAACTGCTGACGCACATCTACATGGCCAACTACAACGTGCCTGCCGAAGTCGTGAAAGAGCTGTACGAGCGGTTTAGTGCACTGGTGCATTTTGAAGGGTTCCCCACCAAAGACCCACGCCAGTTAGAGCTACCCCTGTAACCCATCCCCAAGGACATCCATGACTCCGCTCGATCTGATGGCGGCGGTTTTGCCGTCTCCGGGAAATGGCTATTACTGCGCGGTAGAGCTTACAAAGAAAAAACAACACGTCTACGGACAAACAATTGAGGAACTCATGCCCACGGTGGAGAAGTGGGCGAAGGCGGGGCTGGATACCTACTTCGCGTTGGGGACGTTCGGCACGGACAAGGACCGCACCAAGGAGAACATGCACGCCAGCCAAGTGCTGGCCGTGGACCTTGACTGCAACCACCCCAAGGACATACCCAACGAAGAGGGCGTGGTCAAGCCCAAGGCATATCCGAGCGCCAAAGCTGCGGCGCAGGCCTTGCAGAAGTTCTGTGAGGACACGGGCTTAGCTGCGCTGGGCGACCCATGGTTGGTGCATTCTGGTGGCGGCATCCACGCCTACTGGCCTTTGGACGAGCTGCTGTTCAAAGACGACTGGTATCCGCTGGCCAAGCGCTTCAAAGAGCTGTGCATCAAGCACGGGCTGGCCATCGACACCGCTGTCACAGGCGATGCTTCCAGAGTCTTGCGCGTACCTGACAGCACCAACACGGGCGTGAAGAACGGCAAGGCCGTACGCGCAGCTACCCGTGTGCGCAGCATTGCTGACGGCGGCAGGTTTGAGGTGGCTGACATCGAGGCCATCCTGACGGCCGAGGGGTTTGGGCCAGACTTCGTGAAGAAGCCCACCAGCTCCACGCTGGCGCTGCCGGGGCAAAGGCCAACGGGTGTCAGTGCACCGTCCACGTTGACGGCGCTTGCACAAAACAGCGTGACGTTGTTCAAAAAAATTCTGGTCAAGACCAAGCACGGCACTGGCTGCGCTCAGCTTCAGCACTACGTGGAGAACGCATCAGACGATGGCATGGAGCCGATCTGGCGCGGGATGCTCAGTTGGGCCAAGGTCTGCGCAGATGGCGCGAAGGCTGCTACGTGGCTCAGTGACCTGCACCCCTACCCACACGAGCGCATGCACCAGAAACTGGCCGAGATCAAGGGCCCGTACTCATGCGCTGCCATGGACGACATGAACCCCGGCGTGTGCCGCAAGTGTTCGCACTGGGGCAAGATCACCAACCCCCTGCTGTGGGGCCGGGAGATGGCGCTGACCACCGCCAAGACTACGGTCGAGGTCGAAAGCAGTGCAGCGTCCGATGACGATACGGAGGCCGACACGGTACGCATCGCCCAGCCAGAGCCACCACGGGGCTACGCCTTTGGTGCAAGGGGCGGTGTCTTTTTAGAGCGTACCGAGGAAGACGCTGACGGCCACAAGGTGACGAAGCAACTGTTGCTGTGCTCCAACACCATCTTTCCGGTGGACGTACTGAACAACAACGGCAGCCACGAGGTGCACTTTTGCGTCATCAAGAATAAGCAGTTGCACGAGGTGCTGGTGCCACAGAAATGTTTGGCCAGCAAGGATGAGACGATCAAGCACTTGGCCAACCAGAACGTCATGGCGGCGTTTGGTTCCGGCAATGACAAAAATTTCTACGACTACATCCGCGCCAGCGTTGAGAAAATCAGCGTAGAGAAGTCCCCTATCAACATGCCGCCAAGCTATGGCTGGCAAGATGACGGCACGTTTGTGTTTGCAAGCCGTGTGTACAGCGCAAACAAACCGCCCGTGCTGGTCCCGCTGTCCGAGCTGCAAAACATCGTGAGCAGCACCAAGCCCACTGGCACGCTGGATGCGTGGAGGACCGTCATCAACATGATGGTGCGGCGCAAGATGTGGGATCAGTTGGCCGTGGTGTTGGCGGGTGCTGCCGCCCCCTTGATGAAGTTCACTGGCCTGCTGGGCATGACAGTGCACGTAGCGTCCACTGAGTCAGGTACAGGCAAGTCGCTGTCGCTCGACGCAGCAGCGTCCATCTGGGGCCATCCGATCCACTACCGCACAGGCTCGGGCACATCGCCTGTTGCCATGCAGCAACGCCTTGGCCACCTGCGCAGCTTGCCGCTGATTACGGACGAGATCACAACCAACAACCGCAAGGACTTTGAGTGGTTCCCTGCCTTCTTGTTCAGCATGAGCGAAGGGCGCGGCAAAGAACGCATGGAGTCGGGCACCAACAAGGAACGACTGAACCTGTCCACATGGGCCACACTGGCGCTGATGTCTTCCAACCGCCCGGCCGTTGACTACATGACAGGTGAGCGCAAGCACTCCTCCGAAGGTGAGCTGCGCCGCATGATTGAGTTCAACATGGACGTGAAGCTGGAATGGACGCAAGATGAGATCGAGATCATCAAGACGCTGCCGTTTAACTTTGGCGTAGCAGGCGAAATCTTGTCGCAGTATCTGGTGGACAACGCAAGCATGCTGCGGGAACTGGTGCCTGAGTGCGTACGCCGGATGTACACCGAGTACAAAGCCCCCAACGACGAGCGGTACTGGATGGCAGGTGTGGGCGCAATCGTGGCGGCAGGTCTGCTTCTGAGTGACAAGCACACGGGCATCGTCAACATCCCCTTGCAAGAGATCATCGAGTCGTACCGCCGCCAGATCGACCACCAGCGTCAGGCCATCAAGGGCGGCAAGCGCACGGCAGAAGATGTGCTCAACGCCTACACCCAAGAGTTCCAAGGCAAGTTTGTCATCGTCAAGTACGGCGAGAAGGCGGGGCCTGCGGCTATGTTTGGGGACGGCACCAGTGTGGGCAAGACCACCACACGGCAAGAGATCATGGGCCGGGTCGAGCATGGCGTCAATCCGGGCTACATCGACTACTACATCGAGGAGCGATTGCTACGTGCGTTCTGCTCCAACATGAGTTTCAGCTACTCCACGTTCAAGCAGGATATTGCCCAGTCGTTCATCGTGCTTCAGGTCCCCAAGAAAGACATGATGGCCAAGACGGACGGTCCGCCGATGCGCGTATCCACACTGCGCCTGAGCGCGAACATGAGCACACTTGATGACTCGGTACTCCAGAGCATTCCCATGGCCGCGAATTGAACGGGGGCAGGGGTTTTTCATTCCCTGCCTCAACACCGAGCAAGTGCGCAAGGCAGGCCTCAGTGAGGCGCTGCACTGCCGCATCTTTGACGCCAAGGCCTACCCCGCCGTCCACAAGGGACTTAGCGGGGTGTGGTTTTATCGCTGAGCGGTTGTTGCAAGGAACTGCGTTGCTGTTGCCGTCTTGAGTTTGTCGAGTTGTGCCAGCCGCACATCCTTCTGCTCGGTGGTCAGGTTCGGGCTGCTCTTGATCTGGCGCTCCAGCTTGGCCAATTCTCCCAGACGTTTTTGCACACTGCCTGAGACGGACGCTGCTGCCAGCTTATCCGAATACTCTTGTGCAAACGCCATCGCTTCGGCCCGCTTGCCTTTCTCAACCATGTCGTTGAACGTGCCCTTGACTTGCTGAATCTCTTTCATGCGGTCGTAGGCTTCGTCCAGCGTACCCCGGCCTTCAACTGGCTGGAACAAACCGCCGATGAACGGCTGCTTGCTGATCTTCGTCGTAGGCTGTGCAACCTCGGCTTTGTCGCCGGGAGCCAGTATCGGGTTGGCCAACTGCACCAATGCAATACCCAGACCGCCGGTGTATCCGCGAATCAGATAGTCAATCATGATCGGGCTGAGACCAACATTACCTGTCACAGCGCCAATTGTTTTGGCCAGCTCTGTAGAGGTGTCGCGGTAACGCTGCGTTGCCAGCACGTCTTTCTCGCGGACGGACTCAATGTCACCGCTGTAGAACGATTTGCCCAACACAGCTTCTGTCAGCGGCTTGACTGCTTGCGGCAGGCTCAATGGAACAGTCTGCATAGCCAGCTTGGACAGCCCACTCAGCGCAGCGTCAGTTTTGTTGTCTTGCATGGCCATGGCGTACACGGCTTCAGGCAACGCCTTGAACAAGAAGCCCATTTCAAATGGGATTGGTACACGCACAGGCTCGTCAATACCGGGCACATACACAAACCAGTTGGCAAGGCGCTCTTCAGGCTTGGCGCGTTTGTAGGCTTCGTCGTCCTCCATCATGGCAGCGTAGGCAATCGTGCCTGCGGCCAGCATCAAACCACGGCGCACCATTTTGCCCCGGATGTCGAGCTGCTGGCTGTAAGGCATGTCGCCTTTCATGGCGCGGTAAATAACGTCCAGACCCTGCACCTGTGCGTTAAAGAACGGGATCAGGGTAGACAGCGCCTGCATACTTGGCGACACGCCACGGCGGCTGAAGTTCATCGACTCCAGTGTTCGCAGCAGAGCTTCTTGCTCCGACATGCCTTTGGCCAGCGAGTCCTTGTAGATAACAGCTCGTGTGGCGGCATCGCCCTGCAGCGCAAACGTGTCCAGCATCGCGGTGGCTTTGTCCCAACCTGACTTGCCTGCCGACATGTCTTTGAGGAACTTGGCCATGTCCTGATCGTCGCCGCTGTAGACGTTGCTGCTGATCGCACCTGTCTCCATGAGTTTGCGCTCGGCATCACTTCGGCCAGCGACCATTTTGGCCAGCTCTTTCATGGACGAGAGCACAGGCACAGCGTCAGTACCCGTTGTCATCCATGCGTTGAGCGGGTCGCGGATGATCTGGCGCACAGCGTAGGCAGGGTTACGCACAACAAACGAGCGCAAGATGTTGGCAGGAATACCCATAAGTTTGATGACGGCAGGCAGCGTGGTCTTGATACCCTCCATGCCGCGCACAATCAACTCAGCGGGTACGCCGTAAGCGTCGGTGTCAATCAGCGCGTAGTACGGCTCGCCCTTCTTGAAGAAGCGCACCACGTTGGCCCCTGTGGGCCCGTTGCCCGACGATACGCGGCTGGCAATGCCGAGCTTTTGCAGCATGAAAGAGGTCTCCTTCACCGCTTGGTTGCGCAAGCCCATGCCGGTAATCATGAACGTGTTTTGCGCAGCGCTGGTAAAGATCGGCATGATCTCTGTGTTACCGCCAACCAACTCCTTGAGCTGCGGCTGATCCTTGATGTTGGCAATCCGCACTGGGCGCTCTTTGTCCACCATCAACTGCACTTCGCCGTTGCCATTGATGCGGTAGAACGGCACGTAGCTTATCGCTTTGAGCTCCGCTACTTTCTTGTCAGACAACGCGCCTGTCTGCGCAAGGAAGTCCAGCAAGCCTGCGTTGTACTGTTGATACAACTTAGCCGCTTCTTTAAATGCGGTCTCAGCTTTTTCGCTGGTGCTTAACCGCGCCAGCATCTTGGTGTACTTGGCTTTGGCATCCGCTGGGTTTTCGTAGTTCAGCTTGTCCCAGCCAACCTGCTTTGCACGCTCACCCGCCAGATACAGAGTAAACATGTCCTCTTGCTCAGTGTCGTTGCCCAGCTTGGCTTCATTGAGCTTCTTGGCCACGTCCACCATGGATGTGCCCTTGGTGCTGCGGTACAGCGTTTCAGTACCGCCGTCCTTGCGCGTAATCTCTGCCTTGACCGGGCCGTTGGTCAGAAACTGACCTGCAAACTGGCTGCGTTGCTGGCCAAAGCGCAGCAGGTAGTTGGCGTTGGTAGCCTCAAGACTGCTGATGACGCCTGCGCTCAAACCCTTCTTAGTAGCGGTTTCCAAAGCGGCGTACTGGTCGATGAACTGCACACGCCCGGCAACGCCCAGCATGTTACCCACCAGAGTGTCCATGACCCCGGCAGGACGGCCGACACCGTACTCGCTTTCTTGCTTGCGCAAGCGGAAAGCCGTTTTACCTGCACCATCGCGGTACGCCCCGATCGTCTTGTTCTCAAACGCTTTGCGGGATTTCTTGAGGATGTAAAACACGTCCGATGTGGACAGCTGGGCCAAATTCATAAGACCTTTTTCGCGCAGCCCTGCACGCACCATACCCACCAACTCTTTGAGCCACTGCGCTGCCTTGTCGCGGAACGATGCGGTGATCTTCGCTTCTTCTGTGTGCGCAATAATCTCGCGCAGAGCTTGCAGTTTTTGCACTTCTTCACTGCGGCCAAGGTCGGCATTGGCGCGAACCGTGTGCATTATTTCGGAAACCAGCGCTTTGCCGCCCAGCTTTTCAGCCAGACCAATCACGTCTGTGTTCTTGGCAAACTCGTTCAAGCGCTCCATACCGATCAGCGTATCCACGCCATAATGGCCGATAAGCTCGTGCGCAATCGTTTCCTCGACTGCTGCTACGCTGTCGTGGTTCTCGCCAATCACCAGCACCGTGCCATCTGGGAACACCGCTCCGCGAACATCGCCTACGTCTACTTTGTCTTTGGCCAACGTGTTCAGCAGTTTTACGGGTACTTGCCGTGCTGTAGGAGCGTAGACAAACTTGACGTTCTTGGGCAGGTTTAAGCCGTCGATGACTTTCTGCGCTTCGGCAGCATCAACAGTGACGTCGGACTCGCTCTCTTTCAAACGGTAGGCAGTGCCGTACTTTTCAGAATCGATACCCTCCTGCATATCCTTGAGTGAACCACGACGCAGGCGCACTGCGCGGTCTTCAATATCCGTCTGTGCGCGGCTTTCGGGGGAGGAACTGACCAATCGCTTGGGTGCTGCGGACTGCGTGCGCGTAACTGGCCCTGTGCGCTTATTTGGAATTGTCTGCTTGCTCTGGGCCAGTGCGCCTTTAACGTACTCGATCTGTTCTTTCAGCGTGGCCTTGTACTCCGGCGTAGTCTTACCCAGCTCGATTGCTTTGTCTGTCAACTGTTCCGCCATGCCGCGCTGGAACTCGGCCACAGCAGGATCAAACCTGCCGTACTTCTCTTTGAGTTTGGTGTAACGATCGGTCTGGGCCTTCTCAAACTTTTTGTACTCTGCCTCCGCTGTGCCCAAATCACGCGCCAGATCGCGCATCTTCTGCGAGGTCTCCGCTTCTTTGCGCACATCGCCCTTGGCAATACGTGTAGCAGTAGCGGCGGTACGGGACTTAGCTTTCGGCCCTTTAGCAGCTTCATCAGACTCACGGGCGCGGCGTTCAGCAATGGTGCTGGTCTTCTCAAGCGGCGTGGTTTTGTACAAGCTGTTGTACAACTTGGTGATTTGCTCGCGGATGGGAGCAATCTGGCCTTCGGTCAGGCGGTACTTGTTAACCAGCGTGTCGATGCGGCGCTGGAGGTCAAACTTTTCCTTGGCATCCATCTGACGCGCAGCGGGGGCTTCGCCCTTACCAACCTTGGCTTGCAGTGCGGCAGTCTTCTCGCGCAGGTTAGGCGTAGCAACACCAGACTCCAGTTGCGCCACCAACGCAGAGTGCTGCGCAGCCAAATCAATGAGCTGCTCGTACAGAGACTTCTTGGCGTTGCCTTGCTTGGTCGTGACCTTCTTGGACAGGTCCTCAACGTCTTGCATGACGCGCTCGTACTCGACAGCGGCGGGGCCGCCTTGGTCATAAATGTCTTGCAAGCGAACGGTGTCTACAACGGGTCGGCCATTTTTATCAAGGACAGGTTTTTCGTATTGCTTGACAACAACCGGCTTACCGTCTTCGCCCAAAACAACTTCACCTTTTTTGTCCCTCTGAAACTCTTGCACAAGCTCAGTGCGTGGCTTTTTGATGACTTCTAAGTTGGTTCCGTTTGTAAATTTAGCGCGTTCTTCGTTGTCGTACAGTTTGGAGAACAAGTCAGCGCGTTCGCGTTTGACGCTCTTGAGCCTCTCGCCGGGCTTGCCGGTACGGGGGTCGATGGCTTTTTCATCACCACCAACACCAGCGCGGTTCTCCAACACGTTGACCAGCTTCTCGCGCTCACTGAGGTTCTGGTTGAGGGCTGCCCGCAGCGCCGTAGTATCGGCATGGGTAGCGATGTCGTTGATGAGTTTGGTGTCGCCGTTCTGAATGGCGGTGTTCATGATGTTGGACGGGCTGAACAAGTCCAGCACCACGGGACGAAACAGCCCCCGGCCCACTTCGTCTTGTGCACGAGAGCCCTCGCCCTGTGCTTGGTTGAGCGCGTCAGCGGCAGCGTAAATAGCTTGCGTGTCTTTGGTCTTGGCCGCGTCGGTCAAAGCAATTTGCGCTGCGGCTACTTTTTCGTTTGTCTCCTCCACCAACGCCAACTGCTTTGGCTTGATGCCTGTCTGTGCGGTAGGCTCAGGCATGGGCGTGGCCAGCTCCAGTTGACCGCGAGGCCCCGTTTCAGCTTCCCCAAAAGCTTGCTCTGCCGATGCCTTCTTCGACTCTGGGCCGTACAACGCACGTTGCTGCTCTTCTTGCAGCGTTTGCTGTTTGAGTTGGGCGTCTGTCTTTGTTTCTGCTGGGGCCGGAGCTTCTGCAAACAACTCACGGTTCTGCCCTGCTTTTGTGCGGAAGTCGTTCAGCTCTTGCAGGAAGGGGGCGCGTGTTTGCAAATCACGCACCTTTTCTGCTTGCTGCGCTGCAGCATCAAAGTCACCAATCTCAAGCAGGCGCAGGCGCTCTTTCTCGGCTGCAGCCATCTTCTTGGCAAACTCCGGCTCGGTGTCGGTGACCCCGCCACGCTCCTCAATGACCGGAGCCATCTCCTCCATACGCGCCATGAGCTGCCCGCGCTGCTGCGTCAGTTGTGTCTGGGTATCCAGATCAGGGCCTGCGGCCAGTTGCTGCTCCAGCGTTGCCACTTGACCGCGCATGGTGTCGTAGTCGTTCATCAAACGAGAGGTGTCTGACAACTGGAACGGCTGTGCGTCTGGGATGTCCGAAGGCAGTGGCAGCTTTGCCGCAGCCTGACCTTGCGCTGCAGCAACCTCAATTGCCGACTGTTCGGCCGTTTGCATATCGTCGATGGCGCTCTTGCGCTGCATGAACTCTTGGCGCAGGGGTTTGTAAGTGGTCAGCAGCTCATCGCGCTGCGCTTTGAGCGCGTCATAGGCTTGCTTTTCCTCATCGGTCGCCCCCTTCTTGGGCTTGCTCTCCGTGAGCTGCGCGTTCAATGCTTTGAGTTGTTGATCCGCTGTGCGGAACTCGGTGTCCAGTTGGCGCAGGGCATCAGGAGAGTTTTTAGCCTCTTCGGCTGCGGCCGCTGCCTTGGCCTGCTCGTCCTGCTCTGCTTGTGCGGCTTGTTTCTTGGCACCGCTGCGCTCAAATGCGCGGCCAATAGGTGCGCCAGCGCCAGCAAGGGCGGCACCGCCAATGAAGCTGTCAATGTACTCTTTGCGGGCTTCTGGGTCCGCAATCTCCAGCCCTGCTTGCAAACGCTCAAGCGACTGCTGCGCAACTTCGGTCAAACCTTCGCGGCCCATGGCCATACCCGTTTTGGCGGTGTAGTCCATAGCAGCTTTACCCAGCGTCTGGCTGGCAATTGCTTTGGCTTGCTCAGTTGTCAGCTTTGACCCCACGGAACCAAACAGCTTACCAACACCGGGCAGCAAGGCCATGGCGGCGGTATCTATTGCAGCTTGGGGAATGGCAGCGCCTACGGCTTTACCGAGGTCGGTCTGCTCAAGCGTCTTGCCTGTCTCCATCTGACGGGCCAAGTTGGTGCCCGTAAACTGCCCAGCGGAAGCCAAGCCTGCCAAACCTGCGCCGATAGCAACAGCAGGGGCAGCGGCGGGGAGCGCCAGCGCAGTAGCGCCAGCGGCTACGGGAGCCAGCATGTACGGCACGGAGCCGCCAAGCGTCTCTTTGAACTTCTGGAACGGGGCTTCGGTCCAGCCTTCTTCGGTGGGGGTGAAGCGCTTTTGAGCAGCGGCTTCTTTTTCCTTCTGGTACTTCTCGGCTTCCGCCACGTCCATCAGGCCCAACTTACCGGCAGTCAGGGCAGTCTCGCCTTTGAGACGCTCAAAGCCTGCGGCTGCGGCAGCTTTGAAACCCTTGGTGTCTTGAGACGGTTCTTTTGCCCCAAAGCCGAAAGCATCGGGGTACATCTGGATCGCCACTTGCATGGCTTCGGTGGGACTCTGCCCCTCCTTCATTTCAAACGAAGAACCGTCAGGGAGGGTCAGATATTTGGCCATGGCAAGTGTTCCGAATTGTGTGTGTGCCCGTAAGGTGGGCACGTCCCCGCATTTTAAGGCTGTTTGCGAACAGGTCCAGCAGCTTTATCCGTTACGGTGGGAGCGCCTAGTTGCGCAAACGCGGATTTTGTCATCAAGAATTGCGTAAACGCGGCTTTAGGGTCCATTGCCAGAGCAGGATTTGCTTTTAAGAAATCGTTGTACTGGCCCATGACATCTTCGCCTTTGCCGTGCATCGCCTTGTACGCTGCGGCCAGTGTGGGGTCCTTGCTAACGGCTTGCAGTACTTCTAACTGTTGGTTGCGCCCAGCACGGGCATTTGCCCCGCCTTCGCGGGTCAGTACGTTTGCGCGTTCGGCATCAATCTGGCGAGTTGTCTTAAGGTCATCCGCAGCAACGCCCAACAGGGCTGTGAGGTTCTTGTCTGTCATTTTTAGGTCTTCTTTGGCACCTGTGTAGAACAGTGCTTCGGCCTGCCGTTCGAGCGTACGCGCTTCTGTTTTAGCGGCTCTTATGTCACGGGCGTTCATATCGCTGCGGTTCAAGCGCAGGTCGTCCAGACGGTCACGGGCTTCGGCGAACTTATCCTTGGCTGCGTTGATCTTGTCAATACCCGCAATGTAGCGTTCGCTTCCGACCTGCACGCCTTTACCCAACGCCACCCCAACACCCCCCGGCGTTGTCATCATTGCAGCGCCTGCTTGCAGCAGGGCCAAGCCGAGGTACTTGTCGCCCATACCCTCAAGCCCTTTTTCTTGTTTAAGCAAACGGATCTCGCGGTCTTTGTACGGATCAATCTGGTCCTTGATCCGTTTTTCCTCATCCGCCACCAATTTTGTAGCTTCGCCTCTAAGGCTGCTGGCGTATTGAACGTCAGCGTTTTTGGATGCACCTTTTGCAAGGTCCTGCTTGCGTTCGTATTCCGCCATCAACGTGTCGAGGCCACCTGTATCTGGCTTAGCAGAAGGGCCAGCAACAGGCTCGGTAGCAGGACCCGCACCGGGACCAGCACGGCGGGTAGGATCGACAGTGGGCGCGGCTTTGTTGTCTGCCGCAGGTACGGCAGGAGGTGGGTCCATTCGGCGAGGGTTTTGGTAAAGAGGAGCAGGCGCAGTCACGCCGTAGGCTTCTGGCGTGTAGGTACTACCGGCTGATACCTTTGCCATATTGGCCGCACGTTCTTGTTCGTACGGGGTGGGCAAGCGGCCTGCGTTCGCTTCGGCCTGCAGTTTTTCTCGGCGTGCACGTTCGGCAGGGGTAATGTTCCCGTAAGTTAACCGGTCAATAAAGCTCATGCCTCCGGACTGATACCGCTCAACATCGCCGCCGTCAGCAAACGCAATGATGCCGCCGCTTGCAAAGTCCATGTTGCCTGCGGGGAGCTGGCCAATGCCCATGTCTTCTGGCAACTGCTGGGGAGCCATCTGGGCAATTTCGCTATCAACAACCTTGGGTTGCTCCTGCATACCCTGAGCGCCTTGGCCAGCAGAACGCACTTCTTTGCGGCGGTTGGACTCCGACATGGCCAGCGACATGATGTACGGGTCGTTCTTGTGCATCTGCGCGTACTGCTGCAGTTGCGGGTCCCCCAGCTTTGCCAGCATGGAGGTAATTTTATTGACATCGATCATGGTCTACCTCAGATTCTTGACAAAGCCAGCTCGTTCAAACCAGCAGCTTTTTTGACTCTACCACCTCTGGCGTAGCTGCGGATAACGCCGCCCTCTTTCCTACCGCCCATCAGGTATGCGCCGCCAAGCGCAGTGCCTGCGCCAAGAAGTTGAGACGCTGCGCTTGGACCTGCTGTGTACAACTGCTGTGTCGATCCCGAAGGCGTGCCGCGCAGCAAGTTAGACATGTACTCCAACTGTTGGTACGGAGCGCGTTGCTGGTTCAAAAAGTCTTGGTACTGATTGCCCAGAATAGATTGCACTTGCTGCTGTTGCTGCGTACCAAACTGTTGCTGGCGCAGGTTTGCATCCATGCCTTGACTGAACTGCTGGCTGCCCAAAGAGCCAAGCTGACCCGCACCGGTCATGGCCGCTTGAATGCCCTGCAGCCCAAGCCCTGCGCCGTACTGGCGTGATTGCTCGGCCAACTGCTGCGCAGCTTGACCGTACTGTGCACCTTGCGCGGCTTGCTGCGCTGCTTGGCTGGATGAAAACTGGCGTGAGGCTTCTTCTGCTTGTTGCGCCGACAGGCCAAACTGGGCTTGCAACTGCGCAGCAGTCAGGCCTTGACCTGCACCAAACTGCCGAGACTGCTCGCCCAAACGCTGCGCTTCCATGCCCTGCTGCTGGTTAGCGAGTTGCGCCTGCAGGTTCTGCCCAGCGCCAAGCTGCTGCGTGCTGAGGTTGGCAGCCAGATTTTGCTGGCCCGTAGTAAGCCCGGCTTGCTGGTTAGCCAACGCTGCTTGCATCGCCTGCTGAGCATTCATGCCCTGTGTCTGCAACTGCGCCGCTTGGTTTTGGACGTTGGCTTGCTGTTCCGAACTTAAGTTAGCCAAAGCGGTTTGCAGGCCTGTCTGCGTGCCCAACTGCTGCGTGCTCAGATTTGCAGCCAAGTTTTGCTGGCCCGTAGTAAGCCCTGCTTGTTGGTTTGCCAACGCTGCTTGCATTGCTTGTTGAGCATTCATACCCATTGCTTGGTTCTGCGCAGCTTGGTTTTGAACCGCCGCCTGTTGCGCGGAGGAGAGGTTGGCCAGCGATGTCTGCAGCCCGATTTGACCTGCACCAAGTTGCTGTGTTGCTTGCTGCGAGGCAAGGTTTTGCTGCCCCACTGTAAGACCGGCCTGCTGGTTGGCCAGCGCAGCCTGCATTGCTTGCTGCGCGTTCATACCGCGTGCTTGGTTCTGCGCCGCTTGGTTTTGTACGTTGGTTTGTTGTTCTGAACTGAGGTTGGCCAAAGCAGCTTGCAGTCCTGTCTGTGTACCCAACTGCTGTGTTGCTTGTTGTGCGGCAAGATTTTGCTGCCCAACGGTGAGGCCCGCTTGTTGGTTGGCCTGCTGCGCCGCAAGGCGTGCTTGCTGCTCTGTGTTGAACTGCCCTTGAGCTTGCTGAAATGCCGCTTGCAGCCCCGTGGCTTGGATGTCCCCCTTTTGCTGAGCCAGATTACGGGCCGCTTCGGCCTCCATAATGGCTTGGCGGCTGCCGCCAAACGCGCCTGACTTTACAGCCTCTGCGCCGCGCTTCGTCCCCGCAATGTCTGCGGCGCGTTGCGCTTCACGTTGCTGGATACCCACCACACTTTGCATGTACGGCGACATGTACGCATCGGCCGAGCCGGGCTGCGCAAAAGACTGTGTATCAACCCGCTCTGCGGGCCCCATTTGAAACCGCTCAAGCTCAGGTGCAAAGCGTGTCTGCGCGGCTTGCATTGTGGCAGCGTCATAGCCTTGCCCGGCTACGCGCTCGGCGGGGCCCATCTGAAATGTCTGCAATTCGGGGTTGTAGCCAGACTGCGCAGCTTGCATAGAAGCGGCGTTGTACCCCTGCGAACGTACGTCGGCAGGACCCTGCATCTGGTAGTTCTGCAGGTTGGGGTTGTAGTTTGTCTGCGCTGCGCCCATGGAGGGTGCGTTGTACGTCTGCGAAGTTACGTCCGCAGGACCCTGCATCTGGTAGTTTTGCAGATTTGGTGCTTGGACTTGTTGCGCACCAAACTGCCCCGACTGGTATTGACCCGGAGCTTGGAATTGGTTTTGGAACTCACCTGACTGGTAGGGATCAAAGCCGTAATATTGGTTTTGAAACTGACCGGGGTTGTAGCCTGTGTTCAGTGCCCGCTGTGCGGCTTGGTTGGCAATGTTGATGCCCTGCCCTGTGGCAGCAGACGGCTGCAAGTTTGCAGCGCCTTGAAATGCTTGTTGCTGCAGCGGCGTAAACTGCGCCTGACGTTCGCCTTGGTATGCTTGGTATGGTGCGCTGGTAAGGGCCTGCCCTCTGCCAAGTACATCTTTGGCGTACCCTTTAGCCCAGTCTGGCAAATCCGAGGTTTGGGTTGTTTGTGCAGGTTGCCCACCACCGCCCCCGTCGTCGCATGGGTACAGGCGAATACCGGCTTGATAGCCTTCGTGTTTGGACTTAATCAGCATTTCGAGCCTCGCATTCTTTTGCAAAGTTTGTCAGGTATTGGTCGAACGTCTCTTCATGCGCCCAACGACGAATGGCCGGACCAATTTCACGCGCCCAATCCAAACCACCAACAATCAAAGCAGATGCTGACAGCACGTCGATGTATGCGCCGCGCAAAATGAATGCAATTGAACGATCTTTTTCGTCGCCTTCGCGTTCCAGTTTGTTGGCAATATGCCAGTTCACTACGGAGTTGATTAGGGTGCTGCTGAGCAGGCCTAGATGCGCTTGGTAAAACTTGTCAGCAGGTAGCCCGATCAACAAGTCCCAAAACACCGCATGAATTTCATCGTCCGCAATTGTTTTGTCTTTGTCGATTAGATCGTCCCAGATGTGCAACGCACGAAACACGCGCACAACAAAATGCACCGCGTCAGCGTCGCCTTGGAGAAACTGCTGAAAGAGCGGAACGTGCTTGTTAAGGCGATCAAATTCAGGGGTGTTCATACTGGTAAAAGTTTCTCAGAACGGCTATTGACGGCCACACGGTTTTTACCAGTGGTTTTACTGCGAGCTTTTTGGATGCGGTCCATCATGGCGTACAGCTTGCGTGCGCCAGCTTCCGTAGAACCGTTGCCTAGCTCAGAAACGATACGAGCAGGCACAACGAACTCACCATCAGCAAGACGCGCTGGGCGCTTGTTCGCAATCGTTGCAGGAATGGAATCAGATACACCATCGCCGGGACCTTTCAAAAGACGACCGCCGTCGGAATAGTCGCCGAGGTGGGAAGCACCGCGCTGGGGGATGGCCCCGCCAGCCGCAAAGCCGGGCAAATTCATTTCCGAAAAAGCGTTATACCGCTGCGGCATAACATGAGCCATGCTTTGCGGCGGGAACTGGTCTCGCATGAAATCACCAATCCCAATTTCTCCTTCGTCCGGTATCCCGGTCTTACCCAACGAGGGCATCTGCTGTTGCGGGCGTTGGGGGAGATGCCCCACTGCGTTAGCTTGCGCACGACGTTGCTGTTCGGCAACAAGTTGTTGCCGAAAGCCTTGGGGGTCAGCTTGAACAGCGCGGGGGTCATACCCACTTGCTTGAAGTTGATGAAGATCGAACTCTCCCATTTGCCCGCCACCCATTTGACCGAACGAGCTTGAAAAACCTTTAAGCGGTGCACCGCCTGCAGCCTGATAACCGTTGGCGTTTGCTTGTCCAAACTGGTCACCACCGCCTTGCCCCACATTGAAAGTGCCTTGCAGGTTAATCTGTCCGCCTTGTGCCATAGCAAGCGCGGAAAGACCGCCTCTGGCATAGCCACCATCACCATCTCCTGATCCGGGACCATCTCCAGCACTAGCACCACCGCCACCGCCACCGCCACCGCCACCGCCACCGCCACCGCCACCGCCACCGCCACCGCCACCGCCATCAGCATCGGCATCGGCAGCACCCATAGCATCGGCAGCAGCGGCAGCAGAAGCAGCATCGGCA